CGTCACGCCGCCCCTTGAAAACACAAGGTTTTCACCATTTTTTGATTTTACTGTTTTACGACAACCCGGTATTTTGTGAGTGTCTACTTTCAGTTTATAGGTGCAGCTTCTTTTGAAGCTGCACCTGATCTTTTTAAAATCTTTCGCTTGTCTGCCCAGAATCAGAACTCCGGAGTGCTGTTCACAGCTCTCTGGCTCTGCATGCGATAAGTCACCTTGGCCATCTTCCGGTTCTTTACGGAGCTGATGATGGTGGGGATTGCGCCGATCAGTGTGAAGGCATACAGCTTGATAAGCTCACCGGTATAAACGCCGCCGTCCAGAATTTCTTCGTCAATGAGGTAGGGGATAGCCCGATAGGAATCTGTCAGACTGGCCTCAAAATACTTGGCAACAGTAATGGCCCAATCCAGCCGATAGCCCACATAGGTCATTGCCAGCATCAGCACACAGGCAATCACAATTCCCTTGGTGGACAGACGCCCGCCCAGAAGCTCATATCCCTTCAGCGTGCAGACAGCCAGCACAATGCCAGACAAAGCCGCTACATAGCCCAGCTGTCCCAGCAGCACAATGCAGCCCACGCCCAGCAGGCATCCCAGTAGAGCGCCCACCACACCGGCCAGCACATTCTCCGGCTTGCCGGCAGATTCCTGCTGAATCTGTTCCTGATTATGGCCCAGCTGCTGATAGCAGCTGTCACACAGCAGGGACGGAACCCCTGCCATGATGCATGCATCCGTGTCCGCCGTCTGCCCGCAATTTTGGCAGCAGCTCTGGTAGCCGCCGGTGCGCAGGAGGGATACCACCTCGCCCGTGACCTGCTCCAGCTGGTCAATTTGCTTAAAGCTGCCGAATCGGGGCTTCAGGATAAATTCCACCCGGCTGCGGCGAATGGAGTAGTTTACAATCAGCTTGTTGCTCTTGACAAAAGCCTTGATTTCCGCCGCATCCGGCTCCTGTCCGCTGTGAGTCAGGGAAAAAACAAGAGAAACAAAATTCTGGTTGCTGGTGCTGCGCATCAGCATCATATGCAGGCCGCCCTGCATCCCAAAGAGAATGCCGCTCTGCGCGTCTGCTGTCAGGTGAAGCCGCTGGGCCACCTGATCCAGATAATTCTGCTGGGATTTACTCATGTTGAAAACTCTCCTTATCTTTCTGTGTTTCAGCCGCCGGACGCAGGCGGCAGACCGGTACACATAAGCTGGCCTCAATGAGCATAGCATAGAAACCATGTGTAGTCAAGTGCACGGCACCTCCAGCAGTTCCCGAAAGCCATCGAAATGATAGATAGGCTATTGTGTTTGTTCCGCACCAATAGTGCCCACAGATCTCACTTCGTTTTCACAAGAGATAGGGTCCGGCATTTTCTGTTCTTTTTCTCTTTTGCTTTACCGTGCCGTGTGGCATCTGTGGTTGTGTTTTCCCACACTGGCTGATGGAGATTTTGGGCACTTGGATTTTTTTGAGTTCGAGGTAACTCGTCGTTACATTTCTCGATGCTCTACAGCAGTCTTTTCGTTAGCATAGGTAGTTGCCCCGGTCTTAATTTTAAAAAACACAGCTCTATACACACGGTATAATCAGCGACCGAGTTTTATGTTTTTGTAATAAATATAAATGGCAGCACACTTGCATCTTCCGTGTGTTGGCCTTTAATACGCTCACCCTCCGATGACTGCCCATCTTGGCTGGCGAGAGCGTCAACTGGTACACCTGCATCATTGCCGAGTGTGTGGTGCTTATCTTTGCTGTGATTCTGATGAAATACTTCGAAAGAACCGACCTCGTGTTCAAATATCTGCAGTATTAAAAGGGAAGAAGTTATCCAATTATAGCTTTCTCTTTTAGATTAATTGTTTTAAACAAGATGGCGGCTAACCATACTCGTCGTCTTCAGACGTTTCTCTTTGTCTATTGCATCCCATTCCCTGCACTGCCCCTGCCAAAGAAAGCGGTTGACGATTTTCCTCACTTGGTCTATCATAGGCGTATGTAGATTACCACCTCGTTTAGATGATATCGACGCACATCTCCTGTGACCACAACACGTACCACATACGCTTCCGGGACACATGGTTACAACGGGAAAAAGAGGCCACAAGACCATTTACATTCCAGCCGAAAGCGCTGGAAATGTTTGAAAATCAATACAAATCAGAGCTTTTGATTCGTTCGCATCCGAGAGGTCGAGGGTTCGAATCCCTTTGGGTCCACCATTGGACGCATATCCGAACCCTACATCGTGTGGGGTACGGTCTTCGTCCAAACCAAAAGACACTCCTTACCTTAATCGGTAGGGAGTGTCTTTTTTTATCCCTGAGCGTCCTCGTCTGAGGTTTCTTTTGACTTGACCTTAATGCCGTACAGAATGGCAAGTTCGGCAGTCCAAGCCGCAAACCAGCCGACCGTCAATTCTGTGTCAACCGTGTGACCGCAGGCGTTCAAAATCAGAACCACAACGGCGTACCAAGTCAAATTGAAGATAGATAAGATCGTGAACTTCGTGCGCTTTCTCATTCTTTTCTTCTTCGGCTTAGGTTGCACTCGTTTACCACCCATAGGAAGCCCTCTCAGCGACTCAGGAAGCGTTCATGCACGAAGCCAGTATAATTTACCCTCTTGTGCGAGAAAGCCACATAGAGCCATTTAACGCCGTTTACAATGGTGTAGTAGCCGTAGTTCTTGACAGTGGTTCCCTTGGGGATTGTCACCAGCACTTTACTGTCCGTCCCGGCAGCGTCACGAACATTCAGGCCAGCGCCAGCGGTCACGGTGTAAGTGCCTGCCACAGCTTTATTGAAAGACCGAGCGACACCCTTTGCCTTGACCTCGGTGGTAGGAACGGGCTTGACCGTTTCGGGCTGTGTGGGGGTCACGGTTTTGTCGTAGGTCACATAGGGGAGGTGTCCGTGCTTCTTCCACATACGGGTATTGTACCCGTTCTTCTTCCCGATGTTACCGACAGCGGTGATCTGCACATTGTTCGCCCAACGGGGAGAACATTCGACCGCCAGACCGTTTCCGATATACACGCCGATGTGTCCCGTAGTCCACACCACTTCGCCGGGGTCAACATTGTCCCACCCGGAAGCGGAAGCGTCCTTGCACCTCTTAATCATGGTGTCAGCGCCCTCGTCAGGTACGCCGTTGGTGGCGTATTTTGCGCCGCCGTAGGACTTGGTTTTATCCCCTGTCCAGCCCCACAGAACGGCTTTGATAAGGTTCACACAGTCAAAGCCGAAGGTGTCAGGGGTCGCCGCCATAATCATAGAGGTACGAGCTGCCGCCATGTTGTAGGGGTGGTTCTTGATATACCGAGACTTGTTTGTGTCGGTCAGCGGCGCACCAAAGCACCCCATGACATACAGGGTCTTGTAGTGCTTGGCAATATCAACGACCTTGGCAACCAGTTCACTTGACTTCATCATAGCTCTTATCCTCCTTGGTAGCGTCCAAAATGGCCTTGAATTTCGTAAATGCTTCTGTGATGTACTTGCAGGACACCATGAGTACCGCACCAATAATCACCAAATTGCTGAAAATATCCACATACTCAGCCGGAATTTCCCACCCGACCATATCCGCAAACAGCGGCAGCGTGGTAATAGCCACACACAGCAGGGTCAAGCCACAGACAAAAGCGGCGATCTTCAAGCCTGAATTTATCAGCTTTTCCTTGCTGAACGGTTCCAGCAGGATTTTGATGTTGTAATACAGAGAAAAGGATACATTGGAGAGGTAGGCACACAGGAAAATGAGCATAGCCCAGCCAATGTTCGTCAGGTTGTGCAAAATGGTTTCGAGCATAATTTTTACCTCCAATTTTTAATTTAGGTGAGTTAGGTGAGTAATCGGGCGTTTTTCCTATAAACTCCTTCTTATACACGCATACTAAGAGAAAGTTATAGGGATTTTGACCCGATTACTCACCTTTATCACCTTACTTTCGGGTCATGCAGGCTTGTGAAAGCCCTCCAAGTCCTCGATACGGTGGTTGATGACCTTAATTTGTTCCTCAACCACAGGTACACGCCTTGCAAAATTGTTGTGTTCCCGCACTTCACGGGTCAGTTCGTTTAACTTGGTTTCGATGACCGCCTGCTGCTTGTCCAGTTTTGCATCAACCTTACTGGCAGACTTGCCGGACGAGTAGATGATACCAAGCAGGCTTAGACCACCCGTGATAATAGCGACCAGAATTGCGTCACTCATGTCCTGCCCCCCCCTTTTTTTACTTGCCGGTGTATTCTTCCCAGCCAGCAGGATAAGCGTCCGGGGAATACACATTTCCGTCAATCAGACTGCGGTACAGCTTGTCGTTGTAACTCACGATGTCACCCTTGTTGTAAGCGTCATGAGCGCCTGTTGGCTGAGTCCACACGGGGTAGCCGGAGGGGGTCAGGCCAATCGGAGTGTAGAGAGCGGAAGTTGTGTCAGGCTTCCAATCTGCTTGGGAAGTGTGCGCCTGTACTACCTTGTAGAGCTGCGGGTCGCCTACACCGTTCACGCCGTAGGTGAAATAATCACCAATAGCATAGGCATGACCGACCTGATAGGGGTCGTAGATGGTTGCAATCATCATCGCAGAGTCTTCGTCAAGGCTTTTGGCGAACATCTGAACCGCCTTGCGGAACTGCTCAGAATTGCGGAGGTCATTCGGGTCAGACAGCAGAGCCGTCAGACTGTTGGCATAAATGCCATCGTCCACTTCTTCAATCGAAACGGTTTCTGCACCGTTCAGATCAGGCTTGCCATTGACGTGATACACCGTACCATTTAGAGCGATACCCTGAGCGTTGTCCTCGATAGTCAGCCCATAGCAACCGTTGTCCTGCATACGAACCCATGTAGGGTTACTAACAATACCGAGAACCTTATTTTCCTTGATGATCTTGAACATGAGTTTCCCAACCTTTCTTGTTCGGGTAGAACCCGTACAATGATTTGAAGTATTGATTGGTGCGTTGCCGCACCTTGAAGCTGTGACCTCGTTTCATGTGACCGTTGTAGGAGTCCACGGAACACCGAATATCAGCCAAGGTCATTTCGCCCCGGTCGAACTTTCCTCGGAAAGCTCTGAGCTTGTGTCGAACGATTTTTGTTGAGTCCCTGTTCATCTTCCGAACAACCTTTCCGGTCGGTGTGATGATGAACCTCGTTTTCAACCAGCGGTAATAATCTCTGAGAAGAACGACCCTTGTCTTCTTCAAATTCAGTTCCAGACCGCACTTCTCGCAGATGATCTTTAACCCGTCCATACAGAGATACAGGTCATCAATGTCAGGGCTGATTGCCACACCATCGTCCATGTATCGCTCATAGGCTTTGATACGGCAGACCTCTTTGAAGTAGTGGTCGATCATATTGGGAAGCATGAGGGCGTTTGTCTGAGACACCTGACTGCCAAGACCCAAGCCCACAGAGCCGAAGTCCGTAATAAAACTGTTCGCAAGCTCCCTGATTTTCGGGTCATGAAGCCTGCGGTCGGCTTCACGGAACAGCGGCTCGTGTGGAGCTGAGTCAAAGAAGCTGTGAAAATCGTAAAGCAGAACCCCTCCTTCCAGACCGTACTTCCTGTAATGCCGTTGGAGGTAACAGGTCATACGGCGCAGAGCGAAATCCATACCTCGGTGCTTCAAACTGGCTGAGTTGTCATAGATGAAACAGGCCGAATAGATAGGAACTAAGCAGTAGTCACACAGACACTTTTGAACCGCTCGTTCCGTGATATGGACTGATCGGATATACCGCTTCTTTCCCCGTTCCATGATGGTAAAAGCGTGAAAACCACGGTGTTTGAAGGTTCCGTTTTGAAGTTCACGATGGGTCTTTGCGATAATCGGAATGATATTGCCGATATACCGCTGAGTTGAGTTTTTCCAGTAGACACCCTTACAGCATTTCTTCCCGGAAAGGTAAAGGTGTCTGAACGAAAAGACTTCATCGAAATCACCACATTCTTTGCTTCGCCGCAGACGAGCTTCGTCCCGCTTGGCTTTCCTGCGCTGATAACGGGCTTCTCTCCGTTCTTCACTTGTCATAGAAGGTTCCCCTCCGTACAGTCTTATTGTCGGGTACGGGTTCTAACTGCTTGTAGTACCAGCCATGAAATGAGCTACCGTACAATCGCTCACCATGCAAGAAGCGTCCGGCTGACTACATCGGACGGGGTGTTTTGGCTTGGTAGCCGGGAACAAGCCCTCCCTCTGCAAAAGGTACTGATTTCGCCCAAAGGGGTTACTACGACTGACCTATGCGAAGTTGCAGAGTCCGAAGGACACGCCATTGGAGTTGCTGGCGTTGTTATTGTTGGCGTTGCCGTTGTTGTTCACATTACAGAAGTTGTTGGTGTTGCCGGAATTAGGAGAACGCTCCCACCAGTTGTTCGCAGAAACGGTAACAATTACAGGGCTTGACCCAATGAAAAACTCACGCAGGGAGGTCTTTATACCTCTCGTGGTCAGCTTTCCGAACCTTGGAGATAAGCTGTGCTTCGTCCGTGATGTACTCTCCAAATTCCTTCATGGCGTGGTCAATCCACGGACATTTTTCAGGGTTTTGGAGAATAGCGTCATAGAGCAAAGTCAGCTTCGGGCTGAGATTTTGAAGGGCGATGTTGGCGTTAATCAGGTGATCTCGCCGCATTTGCGCTTCATGCTGATTGTGCGGATAGATGTTGTTCGCCGCTCGGACTTCCTCGTGAACCGTGGAAGCCAGCTCGAAGATACGATTTGTCAGCAACGGTGCGTATCTTTTAGGAGCCTTGGTGCAGACGGAGAAAGCGTGAAGCTCTAACCGTCTGGCGATTTCGATGAACTGCATGGAGCTTTCGCCACGCATAGCTTTGATGACTGACACGCCAATATTCCTTTCTTACACCGCCCCTAACGGGGCGGGATTGGTGTTGATGAAATCGGGGATTAAACGCAGAAGCCGAAGGACACGCCATAGGAGTAGCTGGCGGTGTAACGGTTGGCGCCGCCGTTGTTGCTCACATAACAGAAGGAGCTGGTGTTGCCGGAATGAGGAGAACGCCCCCACCAGTCGTACGCAGAACCATTGACCTTCTTAATGGTGCTGTTGCCTGCGGTATAATACTCGTATTGCTTACCCTCACCAGCGTAAGAATATTGAGTAGCGCCAAAGACTTCGATCTCGGACAGAAGGAACAGCTTGTCAGAAGTGGTTTCCAAACCAGACTGATTGTTGCCCTTGCTGGTTACTTTGTTGACGAACTTCAACACGCTTTTCAGGTCAGAGGAAAGCTGGTTCAGCAGCGTTGCCATTGTGGAGGTACGCATAGTGGAACCACGCCAGCCGTTCACATTGGTATTGGAGCCGTTCATAGAGTAGGTGGTTTTCAGGCAGTCAACCAACTGGAAGGTGATACCAGCCTTGGTGCGGCTACCGTCTGCGGTGGTTAGAGTGTCATGGTCAAAGCCGATGATCTGCGCCGCATAGGTCACACCGTTGACGGTGATGTTCTTTTTGTCACCGACCTTCCAGTAGTTCGGAGCCTGACCAAACTTGGAAACGGCGGCGATGTTATCCCAAGAGGTAGCTTCCAGCGTAGCGCCAACTACAAAGGGATAGACATACACGATACCGATGACTTCCAGCGTGTAAACCTTGGTTTTCTGAGAACCGTTGTAAGTAAACACGATAGTCCAGTCACCCAGCTCGGTCGGGTACAGAGTGGCATAGCCGGTCGAAGCAACCTTGCCTGTCAGAGTTTTGCCACCCCTACTCATGGTGACGGTCGAGCCTGTATCAGCGATGACACGCACCTCGGCGGGAGAACCCTTCTGGCTCAGAGCATACAGAGCGTCATTCACCGTGGGGTCGCTGCCGCTCAGTTCCAGTGCCGACTTGGTGGTGTCGGACAGTAGATTTGCCTTGCTCATGGTTGTGCCGACCACATCACAACCTGCGGCGTTCAGACCAATGTCGAGGGTGGCGGTTCCAGCGAGAAGCTGTGTGCGCCATTCCTCGAAGGTTGCAGGCATATCGGTAGGAGCCTTGATAGAACGGGACTTACCATTGCCCTTGATGACAGTATCTTTCATGAAATTTCCTCCTTACTCTCCGCAGTTATACAGACCAACATAGGCGAAAGCGTCCACCGTGCGGTCGATCTTGGAATACAGCTCGGTTTCTACCTCGGTCAGCGTTGTGTCGATGACATACAGGAGATATTCAATGTTGTTTGCCGTGGAAAAAGTGAGATTGTCCAGACTGCTCGGAACCAGCGGTGCGTCCGGTGGAAGCGTGAGCTGCTTTCGGAGAACCGTCAGGTTGTTTAAGTAGGCTTTCACGAGAGATTGGGTGGGCGTATCACCCATCGCCCAATTCGTCTTTGCCGCAACCACCACCGAGGAAGGGTCATACGGAACTTGGTAGATCGGGTCATCAGCGACTCCTTTCTCCGCTCGGTATGCCGCCAACTGTCCGGGGAGAGAAGTCATACGGTTGGCGATATAGGCTACCGCCTGCCCCACACGGTTCATGTCCCCGTAATTGTAAGCACCCTTCATACCAGCCATGTACTCGGTCTTTTCCTCAGCGGAAAGGCTCGAAAGCCCTTCCGTGAGGATTTTGTTTTTCAGGGTAAAAACCCTGTCTACATCGGCCTGTGTGCGGTCGTAGACGAGATTATCAATAATACTCATATCAGACCTTTCACCTTCAACTTTCCGCTCAGAGAGCCGTTAAATGTGATCTCGTCCACCAAGATCAATGCGTCCATTTCATCGGTGTAGAGCGTCTGCAAGCCAATCACATCGCCCACTTCCAACTCAGGATTGCCACGGTATTTTGTCTGATAGGTGTTTCTCATTTGCAGATACTTTTTCACCTGATCGGCAAGAGCGGCGCACATCGTATCGTTGGTGATAAGGGGGTTTTCCTCCTTGTCGATTTCTCCATCGAGAGCTACGGGATAGGAAACGACCACCGAGTTCTCAGACAGAGTTTTGCCGGTAATGACTACGGTTTTAGTGCCGGAGGATAACACCAAATCCGCAGCTCTGGCGTAAATGTTGGAGGATACCAACGAGCCGCCAGAAACAGAGATAGAAACATCTTGTGCAAGACCAGAGAACTCGACATGAAGCTGAGTTTCGGTGGTCGTTCCCTCGAAAAGTTTGGTGGTGTCATTTGCCGCCGTGTACGCATACTTGGCGACAGACACCGCTTTGAGCTGGTCGATCTTTGCGATGGATTGGGAGTCCTTGTCAATCGAGTCAAAGTCCAGCGTGAAGTCCGTTTCACGGTAGTAGAGCTTGCTCACCCGCATACGGCGGTATGGCAGGCCACCGTCCATCGTCACCTCAATTTTGGTGCAGTCAATCGCCGCTTCGCTGTTGACAAACACCTCCGCAGAAGTAATACCCTTCACAGTCTGCGTGTCCAGCAGCTTCGTCCCGGCGTAATATTTCACCTGAATAGATGTAGGATACTCACCCAAGGGAGTATCGAAACGGAGAGCCAGCACGGGTAGATCGTGAGAAACATCAAAGGTTTTGGTGAAGGTCGGCTTCGTGGTATAAGTACCATCTGCCGCAGTCATCGCTTCACTGATAAACCCTCGACCGGAGGGGTCGGTGTCTTCGACAATGACCTGATCTCCACCGTCCAGTGTCCAGCGGTTCAGTTCCAAAGCCGCATAGGTGTTACCAGCCTTATTGCCACGGTCAACAGTGTCCCACTCGCTGTACCACAAGTGACCGTTATCCGCCCATACGCCGCTGTAAATACCAACCACAGTCACGCCAAAAGGCTTGATGTGAATGATATTGTCATCGTCTGTAAACAGGCGGCAGCGGCAGGCATGAGCGATCAGTTGCAGACAGTTCATGTGCGAGTCAATGGGGAGCGCCGCCGTAGTGAACATCTGCTTCAAGGTTGGGTCAATCACCCACGGGTGCGTACCTTGCGCTGTCAGCGTCAGGTCTGCGTCCAAAAGTACTTCCTCAGCCATGTCGTAGAAGTTTTTGGAACCGAGCTTACTCTTGTAGAAGGTTCCGGTCAGACTTCCAACCAGACCTGTCCCTGTGAAGGTGGCCTGATTTTTGGCGGCTTTCGGTTTACTGTTCAGCACATACTTGTCCGCTTTCAGCCACTCGACTTTGCCCGTGGGAAGCATATAACCGTATCGGAGAGAAATCGGTGACTTCTTATCTAGATAGGCATAAATGCCTTTCGGGTTATCCGGGTCATAATTGTGTTCGTAGTCCAAAAGAACGAACTGCATGGTTTCCTGCGGTAGTCTGCGGGAGAGCGGGTCTACATCGTGAGACTCCTTGATGGAAACAATGTCATCATTTCCAAATTTCTTCTGCACACCGTAGAGAACCTGTTGCAACCGAGATCGGCGGTACGGGAGGGTGTTCCCCATCGTCAACACGATCTTGTCACAAGAAGTGACCTTCGTGTTGATGACCAACTCTGTTCCCTCTACGGGAAGGGTCAGACTTTCCAACGCCGTACCATTCAGGTAGAAATCAACTGTCACGGTGTCAGGCCATTCCTGATAGCGAGTGTCAAAAGTCAGAGTGATACCGGGGAAGGTATGAGGATTGTTGAAAGCACGGGTCAGCACCGCAGGAGTGGTGAACTTGCCCTCAGCATTACTCATGTGGCTCGAAACAAAGCCGTCATACATCGTCCCGGAAGAAGGAACGATAACCGTATTTCCGTCCAGCGCCCATCGGTTCAGCTCCAACGCCGCATAGGACTCCTGATAATCATATCCGTAGTCCAGCGTGTCGAACTCAGAATAGCTCTGCGCCCCGTTGCTGACCCAATTACCGTCTGTTGCCGCTGCCGTGTCCACCTGAGAGAAGGTGATCTCCACAAAGGACTGCTCACGGAGCAAAGACTTCATCGACAGCTTGTAAGCGTTGCTTACCTGTTTCACGGCTACACCTCCTTAGAATGGTTCGCCGCAGTCAATGATGTTGACTTTGCAGTTGATGTAGTCCGCAGGAAGCCCCGTGTTCGGGTCAAGATGGTACGGGGTCGCCGTGCGGTCGCCGGGGTACATCTTTCTGGTTGTCCAGCGGTTGTTCACCATGTCGGGATAAGTGACTGTCACAAAGAAGTTCTTGTCAAAAATCTGCAACATGGTAGACCACTGTTCCGCTGTCAAGTAGCCCCAAAAGAGGTTGTTGAGCTTCTGTTGATCTCTGCCGACCTTCTGACCTACCACAACGCCGTTGGCATTTCTGGCAGAGTCTACGATAGTGGCAGACAGCAGCTCTAAGCCCCTGCGGGGCTGAGGAAACTTTGTGCCATTGATTGTAATGAAACTTTGCATTTCCTCAGCCCTCCTTAGTAGGCATTGGCGAACACGCCAGTAGATACTTGCCGACCTCGCTTCTCCTTGTAGCGGTCGTAGGAATGACCGATTTCATTGTCACCAATGACAACGGACATATCCTTTTCCTCAACGACATTCAGCAGAGCGTAGATAGCGGCGATCACGCCATCGTTGGCGATGGACACGCCTGCGGAGATACCCTCAACGATCTGGTCATTGTTGGCAACTGCCGTTCTGCGACCCATCGCACCGACCATTTCCGCACCCGCTTCACGGGCGATAAAGAGCTGCCCTTCATTCGGGAAACCGCCGTCTTCAAAGAACGGAATGTGCGGAATATCCACCAATCGAATATCAAACGCAGGAATAAGCGTGATACCCATAACGGACAGACCGTTGAACTGGATGTGGAACATATCATTGATTGCGTCAATGACACCGTTCACAAGTCCAATGATGGAGTTTGCCATCTGTCGCACAAAGCGAGTAATGGGGTTATCGTCCAGCGTCCATGCCGCATAAGACAGGGACAGACCCGCCGCCAGTACCGCAAGGCCAAGACCAACACCCGCACCGCTCAGACACAGCAGGACACCGAGAACGATCAATGCGCCGCTGAGAATACCCGTGATGACCGATACGACTTTCTTAATGGAATTAACAACAAAATCCCAATTCAGGGTAGCAACAGCGCCAAGGCTCAATGCGCCAGCCGCCATCAGGCCAAGACCGAGAGGAAGGGCGACTCCGCTCAGAGCAAGGATAGCGCCGACCGCCAAGAGAGCGCCGCCGACAACGGTGGTAATCATGCTGATCTTCTGCTGAACATTGTCGGAGAGGTCATTCCAGTTCGGCATGATAGCCGTACCCATTGTGACCGCACCCGCCGCCAGCAGAGCCAGACCCAACGGGATATTCGCCCCGGAGAACGCCAGTGCCGCACCAATAGCGAGGAACGCCACAGATACAACCGTGGTAATAATGGCAATCACATTCTGGATTTCATCGCTCAGGCCATTCCAGTTGAGAGCCATTACGGAAACCAGAGAAGTAGCGCCAATAGCCATCAGCGCAATACCGAGGGGCATACACCCGGAGAAAGCGAGGATAGCGCCGAGCGCCAAGGTTGCTCCGCTGACCAGCAATCCTACTCTGGACAAGGGAGAAGCCAGAGCGTCCGGGATACTGTTCCAGTTCAGAGCTGCGGCAGATACAAGCGTGACAGCACCAATAGCCATCAGCGCAATACCCAGCCCGGTTGCGACCCCGGTAAAGGCCAACATAGCGCCTACCGCCAGAGAAGCACCCGCCAGAACTCCCGTTAAGGTGGTCAAAGCGTCAGTGAGGTGCCGGTCGCTGTTATGCCAGTTGATAACAGCGGCAGTTACAAGGCTTGCCCCGCCCAAGGCCATCAAAGCGATACCAAGAGGAAGGTTCGCCCCGGAGAACGCCATAATTGCGCCAAGAGCCAGCAGGAAGCCGCCGACAACACCTGTAATAAGAGCCAGCGTACTTGCCAATTCGCTACTCATAGCAGTCCAATTCAGCCCAACGGTAGCCGCAAGGCCGACCGCACCCGCCGCCATCAGGCCGACACCCAGCGGAATATTCACACCGGTTACGACCAGAATTGCACCTACCGCCAGCATAAAGCCGGAAACAATCGTAGTGATCTCTGCGAGAGTGTCTTCGATCATTTTCTTGATTTCACCGATACGGGTCTGCACAGCGTCACCAAGGAAATCGTAGGTAGGCAAATCGAAATCAAATCCGCCTGCGCCGCCAGCACCCGCCCCGGAACCGCTTCCCGTGTTAGGAGCAAAGACATTCAGCTCGTCAAAGCCTGCGGTGTACTGTTTCAGCTTCTTGGCAGCACCGGCAGCGTCATCGAGATTATCAGCCAAAGACCCCGCTCCGACAGCAGCGCTATTCACTCCCGAATAGTCCACATCGGTTAGCTTGAACCCCGCAAGGTTGGCAAGGGCGTTGGCGATCTCTCGAATGACCTGAACAACGGCGATTGCATAGGGAAGAATTGCGTTCAGTGCGGGAATGAAGATGTTACCGATCGCTCGTGCGGCCTGTGTAAGCTGTGCCTGCAAGATACGAAGCTGGTTTGCGGGAGCTTCCAGCGTTCTCGCCATATCGCCCTGAGCGGTCGTTACCTGAGTCATAATGGCGTAATACCGAAGTTCCGCCTTTTCCGCCTGTGTCATGGCGGATACGCTCTCCTTAACGCCAAGGTTCAAAGCGGTCTGTTCCAATCGTGCCTGCGACAGATCGTAGCCCAGCCGCCGCAGAGGTTCCAACTCGCCGGAAATACCGGACTGTAACTTCTGCATAGCGTCTTCAATGGAAATATTGAAGAAAGACGAAATATCGTAGCCAAGCTGTGTCAGGTTTTGGCTCATGAGCTGCGCTCGTTCTGCTGTGTCACCGAAGCCGGTCAGCAGCGTGTTGAAAACACCCTGATTGCGGAGCCACTGTGCGGGATCAATACCCATAACATCGGATACCTTTTCGGCGTAGTTCTGAGCTTCGGCGGCGTACTGCCCCAAGGCAACCGTGAACAGGTTCAGGTCTTCTTGGTACTTATTGGACTCCGTGACCGCCTGTGCGATGAAATGACCGATTTTGCGGAAAGTGATTGCAACAGCGGCGACATTCAACGCTTTCAATCCGCTTGTGAACTTCCCGGTAGTGAAGGTTGCTTTACGGGCAGAAGCGTTGTATTTCTCCGTGCTGGTAATCAGCTTTTGGATTTTGGACGGAAACGCCGAGAAGCCGTTGGACACCTTCTGCATTTCATCGGCAAAAGGCTTCATGGCGGCGGCAAGAGCGGTCATCTGCTGTGTAAACTTGTCAATGTCCGCCGCTTCCAAATCCTCGATCACCTTCGGCAGCTTGGAGAGCTGATTGATAAAGGTGGTCATATTGGCCTTATCCAACTCGGAAAGAGGGCGTAGACCGTTGGCAAGAGAAGTCAGCTTGTCACCGTCCGTCCATTTCAGGCCAGCGAGAGCGGTGTTGATTGCCGTGAGCTGGTTGGCGATGGAGGAAGAAATCTTCACATTTCCAACCTGACTCAGAGCGGTCAGCGCATTGGTAAGCCGGGTGATCTTCTGCGAAGCGTCACCGCTGTTCAAGCCTTTCAGAGAATTGGAAAGCTCCCGAATACCCTGAGCGGTCTTGCTCAGACCCGTTGCGCCACCGTTGGTAGCGGTTTTCAAACGATTGAGCGTGTTAATCAGGTTTTGAAGCCCTGCGACCGCCTGCGTACTGTCATTGACGATCTGAAACTCCAACCCCTGAATTTCCACATTGTCAGCCACTTACGCCACCACCTTTCTCTTGAAATTTCTTATTGACCGATACCATAAAGGCTTCCATGTATGCCTTGGCTTGGTCATCGTGTTTTTCTTGAAGCTGCTTCTGCTGTTTCTTGTCCTGCCGACTGAACAGCTCATAGGGGCTTTCCCGATACGGCGTGGGCTTAGTTCCCTTCTTGGCGAAAGCACGAAGAACCGGGGCAGCGTCAATAAGAGCTTCGTAAAAATAAGCTCCTTGGAGCCAAGCGTCTTGATTTCTCAGGTCTTGCCTGATCTGCGCCGCCTTTCGGTAATATTTCACCAATTCGCAGTCTTGTTCCCAAAACTGCTCATAGGTCATACCGATGGAAAGATAGTATGGAAAAACCTCATAAAATTTTGGCGTGTAAGCGAGAAGGGGAGCGGGGCGATGGTCGCCGCCGCCCCCCTCACTTCTGGAAGATCGGTCGCTTACCAGCCGGTCTTCCAGCTCAGGTTTCCCTCGTTGCCCTCCTGCTCAGGTTCGTCCAGCAGACTCAGCAGGGGGTCGTTATACATCTCTACCAGAGCGGCAATCAGCTCGTCCTTGTGGTTCATACGAGCGTAAATGCTGTCGATCACATCACGCTTCACGAACCGATGATGGGCGAGGAACGCACCGGCAAACAGAGCCGGAAGCAGGGTCATAGGCTTGCGCTCCACATCGGCAGCAACGAAGCCGTTCTTCTCCATCGCTTCAACGGTCTTGCGGGTGTATTCCAGCGTGTAGGTCACGCCGGTAGTAGGGTCATTGATCGTCAACTGCTTTGCCATGATAAATCCTCCTTATCAATATGGCGATTGTTGGTGTCTTAGGTTGCGGAGAAAGTGATGGGAGTGGAAGGAGCGATGGTGATGTTCATGTTCACCACTTCGTTCACGCCGCCGCCCACGGGATACACGGACAGCTCACCGTCAAAGGAGAACTTACCGTTAGAGCCATCGGGAGTGACCACACCGGCGCTCTCCGTGCCGCCAAACCAGACCGCATAGCTGGTCTTCTTGCCTTCCAAAGCCTTGAGGGTCTGGAAATCAGCCAGCGTGTAGTTGGCGGTGAAGGACAGACCATCGAGAGACTGGATACCGGCGATGTAGGTCTGCATATTGTCGCTCAGGGTGGTGGTTTCCAGCATTTCGGGTTCGCCGCCGAGGTCAGGAAACTCCTTAATGTCGATCAGCTTGCTCCACTGTTCGCCAGTGTCGGCTTTCTTCATCAGAAAAACCTTGTAGGTGGAAATAGCCATTTCATTTACCTCCTATAAAGAGTGGTTCCGTCCGTTTCAGCCTTGTATCGGGCAACCAGACGGTAGATGGTTGCGTTCTCCAAATTGGGAACGGGGGACAGAGAAATACGTCTGAAATTCTTGGCGTACATGAGATCGTCCACAAACCTCATGATCTTTCGGCAAACGGATTTCTTACCGCCTGCCTTGTCGGAGTAGACATTCACCTCGTACATCAGCGTAGCGAACCTCTCCGTATCGCCGCTGTCCATGTGGGCTTCCGTGGTGTAGTTATCCTGCTCCACCAAGCTCACATAGGGAAAACGGGTAGGGGCATTGACATACTCACCGCTGACCAAGATACCGGGAAACTGCGCTCTCAGGGCTTCCGCAATCGGCGTGTAGATTTGACTCTCCACATCAATCATGAAAACACCTCCTTCGCAATCTCCGTGAGCCGGTCTTGCAGCTCCTTTACCGTTTCATACATCGGCATATTGGCGGGATTGCCATGGGTAATGACCACGAACCCGCCGTTCTTCTTTTCTTTTAGCACTCCGTTCGTGCCGGGGTCGCCGTAATAACCCCAAGAGTGCTGCTTGCCGTGACCCTGACCGTATTCGCCACGTTTCATACCGAGTTCTCCGGCTTCCGGGTGATCGTCCGGGTAGGTCACGCCTGCGCCGAACTCGATAAACAGGGTAGCCCCACCTGTCGCCACGACCGCTCGAACATTGTTCCCACGGGGTTCCACCGTCACGGAAACATCGTTCGTGCCGTCATAAACGGCCTGCGAGAACTTGACAGAAGCTCTCTCCATGCCCTCCTGCGCCACCCGGTCAAGAAAGACCGTAGTCCGCTCTTGAAGCCGGTTCTTCCGGTTCTCGGCTTCCCGTATCAGCCGCTCAATCCCTCTCCCGGAGAGCGGAATATTGATCGTCTGACTCACGATACCGTCACCTTACTGACCGCATAGGAAATGGAGTTGAGGGACTTGGCGACCCGCTTGACCATGTAATCGTAGAGCGGTTTCCCGTCCTTGTCATACTGCGGCTCCTTGTCGATGAACAGCACGGTATTCTCGTCAATGGGGCAGCTCAGGTCATCGGTGACGATCACCTTGTCGTACCCTGCGAAATTACCGAACTGCTCCACCTGAGCGGAGCCGGTCGCCGCCGAGATATTGGCGTTCATCGCCACAGCAGGCTTGTAAACCACCAGTTCCTCACCGGTTTCGTTGCCATACTCGTCCTTGGCGGGAATCTTGCTGTCATACAGTAGATACCAGAAGGGCGATTTGTTGCGGTTCAGCGTCCTCATGCACTCAACCTCCCATCACAGCGGCAAAGGGAACAATGTCCCTCAGCAGCGTAGGCGGCACATCGCCGTCTTCATAGGAGCGGGAGATACCGTTCTCGCTGTGAGCGGTCTGCCCTTCGGCTCCCCGCTTGTTCAGCAGATACACGGCAATCTCCACCTGAATGTGAGCGTACTGGTCAGGAACAGCGGTCACGGTGGAATCAAAGGGGTATGCCTTGCGGCACACCTTGTTTCCGGCGATAGAAAGGTAGGTGGAAAGCGTGTCCTCGTCTGTCTCGCCGGTCATGGCTTTCACCATTTTCAACTTCTCAGCGTCCGTCATGCTTTCCACCTTTCCTTTCTAAAATGTTTGTTTTGCCCCTGCGCCGTTCTTAGGCACCAGCAACGGCCTTAGTGTTCACCGGGTTGTTTGCGTCATTGGCGATGAAGACGCTGCGGCTGTAAGTGGGAGCGGTAAACTCGGTAGAGATACCGGTAAACTTACCGTGGAACCACTCAGGGCCGTGGTCAAGGCCGATCTGACCAAAGAGCTGATACTTCTCACCAGCGCCGGTCTTCGCCAGCGGCTCAAGGAAGAAGTTGCCCTTGCCGGGGACAGGCTGATAAACGGGAGCCAGAACGCTCAGGTTCAGCAGCAGGGCAGTACCGGCAGGCAGGTACTCGCCAAGGTACAGGTAGACAACGCCGATGGGCGTGACCACGCTGGACAGGGAGATACCGTTGATGTTACGGGCAGCGGGAACCACAGTCAGACCGTTCTGAACAGCGTCAGCGTTGATCTGGAACAGGGTCACAGCGTCACACCACAGGCACAGGCCATCGGTAGGAGCGTTTGCGCCGTAAATCTTCTTCACCATGTCGGCAATATCCCACAGACCGAGGGGCTTCTTTGCCATCGCCGTAGTGTTGGTGGTGATTGCGGGAATCATGCCACGGGTCTTGTTGACCTTGGTGTCATCAGTAGCCTTGCTGTAAACGCCGTTAATGAAGGTGTACTCAATGTCGGCATTGACCTTCATCATCTTGGCGGCAACCTGAAAGTCCAGCTCGTTCATGGGGTTGGCCTGCTGACCCGCCACATTGATACCGCTCAGAGTACCCATGTTAGACATCTTCCCGTAGGAAATGCCCACAGACTCCTGAAAGATCTGAGTCACATTGGTCTTCTGCGCACGGGTTACAACGGTAGCATCAGGGGCGGTCAGAGAAGCACTCTCGCTGATAGCAGGCTGAGCGCCGCCGCCAGAGGTGAACTCCTGACCGGTCACGAACTCAACATGGTTCGTGATCTTGGCACGACCGCCGATGATAGAACTCAGAGGGTTGCGGGTGTTGCCCTTGTTAAAGAGCATACCGGAGTAATTGAGTACCCCGAAACTCATAGCAAACTGATCTGCCATAGTAAAAACTCTCCTTTACTCTTTTTTCGCCTGCGCTTCCGCTTCGGCTTGCAGGCGGGTGTAGTAAGCAACGGCGGCAAAATCACCGTTTGTCCGTGCTTCCTCGATTTTCTTGGCGTAATCCATCTCGCCAGTACCGCCACCGGCACCGGGAGTAGGCTTGGGGGTCTTTTTCAGAGCGTCAGCCTTGACCTGTTTTGCATACTCGTCAAGGAACTTCTGCTGGTTGGCAAACACCTTGGCAGAGTCACCATCAGCCATCGCCTTTGCGGTATCCTCAGCAAGAGCCTCGTCATAGCCCTGAGCGATGAACTTGGCCTTAAACTCGGAAACACGCTTGGCTTCCCGCAGCTCGGAAAGCTCCTTCTCCATGTTGGCGAACTTTTCCTCCTGCTCCTGCTTCTTCTTCTCGTCCTCACCCAACAGAGCGTTGTGCTTGCGCTTCCACTCAGCGGCTTCGGAGTTGGCCTTGGAAACAGCGGCTTTCTGCTTTTCCAGCTCGGCAACGTTGTCCTCGTACTCGAACGCTTCCAGAGCTTTCAGCTTGTCTTCCGCAGACATTTCCGCATAGCCCGTGATTTTGCTGGTGTCGATCTTTGCCATAATGATTACCTCCTGCGTTTAACAAGGCTGTTCACTCAGCACTATTTTCCGTTTTTACGGGTTGTCTCCCGTTTGCGATTAAGGTCTTCCCTGACCATTCAACGCCTTGCGGCGGTCAAATCATTGTCTTCGCCTTTCTCATATCTCCGAAAAGACTGAGCTTTCACGGACTGTCCGAAAACTCCGAGGGCATTGGAAGGAAAAATAAAAGGGCTACCAATACCTTTTCGGTATCAGTAGCCCGTAATGGCTGTTCCTATCACCTATGCGATAGGCTGTTCATATTTCTTTTTGCTGCTGACCGCCCACACGATCACCTTCTCGTGTCGTTCTGCGATCTCAACGGTCTTTCCCGTAGTCAAGATTTCCTCAATCTGTCTGACCGCTTCCGGGGTCAGGCGGATTTCCTTTTCCATCAGGATTAACCTCCTTCTGTTTGGTTGCGAGTTCAGCGGCCTTTTTCTCCTGTTCCTCAGCGTAATCCATACTCATACGGTACGCAAGCTGCGGGTCAGAGAACAAACCACAATGGGTAAAGGCCAGAACCGGGGCGATCTTCGGATTGGCAAGCATAGCAGTCAGCACATTTGCCTTTTCCGTGATATTCTCGTAATTTCTGCGGGTAAAGCGGATTTCCAGACCGCTGAGTTTCAGCGTCAAGTCGCTCAGGTCACGGCAGATACGCAGAACCAGCTTCAAGAAATCCTTCTCGGACTGCTTGAACATCAGCTCGGAGTCCTTCGCCCTCGCTTCCGCTGCCGACCAACCGTCACGCATGATGACCGCAGAGCCGGTATCGCTGGTGGAAGAACCACCGTTGCGGTTCGGCATACCGCAGATCGTCAGGACGGTGTTATACATACTGTCCACGAGGGTCTGCGTCTGCGTCTGGTTCATTTCCGAGGTCAGATACTCGATTTCAGCTTTGAACTGCGGGTCAATGTCCTTGTACTTAATTGCCCCCTCGTCACGGAGCTGGCGAAAATCCTCGGTGTTAATGTCAACATTGTGGAACAGCATGAGCGCCTGTACGAACTGCTCTACACCGTCAAGGCGGTTGCTCTCCACGGTGTTAATAGCGTCCAGCAGAGGGAGGACGATCTCAAAGGCTCCCAGCCGAGCCTTATTCGCCGGATACTCGATGATGGGAATACCCAAAATCTGAGGTTCGCTCCGAATGATCGCCCAAGTGTTCTCCACCTCGTAGTAGTGGTCACGGGTGTAGCAACTGAAAATCAGGTTTCCGTTCTCGTCCTTCACATACTTCACGCCCATCATGGCAGGATTGCCGAGGGCGGTGGAGTAGACCACAAAAGCGAAGCGGGGGTCAAGGGTGAAAATCTCAAAGGGAGCTTCATCTTCCTCCACATCGGCTTCTCCATCAGGAAGCACCATACGATAGGAAGTTCCGCCGATATGCGACCAGTCCGCCAGTTCCTTGTCCTTGGCAGGCTTATCCTCGCTGAGAACATAATCATTCAAGCGGCTGACCTCAGCGGAAATGTTCTCGTCATCGCTTCGGCTCACATACTGAACGGGTTCACCCATCAGATAGCCGACCTTGAAGGACACGATCTCATTGGCTCGGTTTTCAACGACCTTGTTGCAGATTTCAGGCCGTACTTCCTTCTCCCGGTAAAGCACGGGCTGATCTCCACGATAGTACCGATAGAGATAGTCAATGTCGGCGCTGTTTTGCAGATGGACGAATAGAGCCTTTTGCAGAACATCAATGATGTTCCCGGCATTGATTTCGGCAACATCGGTATAGATCACACGGCGACCAAACAACGCTCTCGCACCCACTTACAGCACCTCCTTTCCACCCTATCGTTATCTGTTCATTCGTATACCGTTTTGTTGGTTTCTGCTGGTTTCTAACTATAAGTATACCGTTGTGTCCAATGGTTGTCAATAGTTAATCTTTAATCATACCATTCGCCACAGTATTTGTCAAAACCAACCTTTCAATAGGGACGCTTGAAAACCTCTACCTTGCCCCCGGACAACATACGGATTTCGTTTTCCAATAGAGAGAGGGAATCAGGAGCGTCATCGTGCGGAACCTTGCCGGAGCGGGTGTAGGTGGTCACTTCCTTCATGAAGTTCCAATACTGACTACCCCGCTTGTAGGTGGAGGGGTGCTTGAAGTAGAAGTTCTTCTTGATGTTGTCGGAAGCGAACTCAATACGGGTCTGCTTGTTGGAGATCGTGCGCTTCGTGCGGATACCAACAGAGTACCCACGCTCACGAATGATCTGGTCAACATCTCTGGCATAATACTGACCGGCGTTGTTGGACTCAAAAACAGCAGAAGCGACCCTATTGTCGATCAGGCACTTGGCACATTCCGGCTTCGTCACCTCAGCGGGGGAGTCATCAAAGACCACATCAACAATATACACAGCATTGCCGTATATCATCGCCACCGGCATAGAGGTCGAGTCAGAGCCGCTTTCCGCCGTATCGCCAACGGCGATGATGGTATCCGGGTCACGGTCTTTCGGTAGCTCAAAGAAGTAGTTCAGCTCGTCCTTAGCGAACAGCAGACCCTTCGCTTCAAAGGGCTGTTGCTGGAACTCACTCTCAAACTGCTCTGCGCTCAGAAGTTCCCGCTGCTCCCGGAAGTAGGCGGTGGTGAAAACCTTCTTGCCCTCCCGTTCATACTCATAATTGCTCTCGTCCGTCACGAGATCGAGGGCGGGTATCTCAATCGCTCTCCAAGCCCAGCCCTCCCGCTGTGCGTGTTCCTGCACACGACCGATGGGGTCATACAGGGAATAACGGGTTCCCGTGAACACCATGGGCGTACCTTCAATGGCACGACCCATAATATCGCCGGAGATCACTTCCCACTTGTCATCAAGCCGCTGCCGGTTCTTGGCTTCCTCACGGCCTTCCACACAGTCATCGAGGTAGAGAACATTGGTGGCTTCGGACAAGCCCACCTGTCGAGCGTCAATGGAACGACACATGATGGTGGGGAAACGGGACTTGCTTTTCAGGTTCACCGTCTTCGTGTCGGCGTTGGTCTGTACCAGCCGTGCGTCCGGGAATACATCGTAGAACAGATACTCGTTTGGAACCGTCAGGTATTCCAGACAACCGTTGTAGAAGCTCTTTACAAGGTCATCGCCTGTCCCTTCCATCAGGGTCGAGCGGTCAGGGAACTTCCCGGAGAGCATATTCACAAAATTGATACCCGTTTGAGACTTTCCCGCTCGTTTCGGCATGGAGATCGTCAAAAGGCGCAGCTTCCCGTCCAGAACATCTTGGAACCCCTGCACCATCGGCCTGAGATAGTGCTTGCGAGGGGCATAGAACCGCTTTTCCGGCTTACGGTCGAGTTCAATGTAGGTCATGAAGGAGTCAAAATCATGGGGCGCTTCAAAGAGAAGACACCGCCGCCACTGTTCATAGAACTTCGCCCCGCCGCCACGGACTACCTGCTCTGCGGAGAGTGCCAGCAGCTCCTTGTTCACCTTATGTGCCGCCGAGAAATCCTCGGTTTCCCACTCCCGGCACAGAGAAAAAAGATCGCTGTACGCTCCGTTATCTCCCGGTCGGCGGTCGATCACGGCTCGGATAGAGCCGGAGAGTTTTTCATAATTCATGTGCATTTCCTTTCCAACAAAAAAACGAGCTACCCGTGTATTTCTACACAGATAGCCCGTTATGGCTGTCACTTCTGTCCTTACAGAAGCCGATTATAAAATTTTCGGTATCACAAACGCCAGAACCAGCAAAATAGAACTGATTATCAGGAAATATCCAATTACATTGAGAAAAAACCTCATGGTGTCAGCCCTCATACTTCGAAATCGTCTTATTGTCCCAATCCAGAACCCCTAAATAGCCGCCCTCAGTGTCAGAATATAGCTCAACTGCTTTTTTCGTGTTCACTGTCTTCCATTTCACTTTGCCACGCCAGTTGAAATAGGCTTGGGTCTTGGTGTCAGGGATACCCGCCAGCTCTACATAAATGATCTGGTGATTTTCCAGCGTCACATTGAGCTGTAAATCCTCGCTGTCATAGATTTTACCACAAATCACGGTCATCGGGTCATTATCTACGATAGAAACATCGTGAAAATCAGTCACCCCTACGGTGTCAAACACTTCCCGATAGCTTGCGATCTCGTCATCGGTGAACCCGGCTTCGGAAAGAGCTGAGTCCCACGCAACAGGTTCAGCCGAGTCTTTCTTGGAACACCCGACCAGAAAGAAGACCACGATGACCGCCAGCCCGATCAGCCATGCCATCTTTTTCATTTCACCCAACCTTTCTTGCCCGGTCATACCATGTAGAGCGGCTGATACCAAGCTCCCGGCAGCAGTCCGCCACGGTAATAAGACCGTCTTTTTGTTTTTGAGCGAGTTTTTCAAACTGCTCGTTGTCAATCTCGGAAGCGGGTCTGCCGAACCCTCTGCCAGTCTTCACCGATACCCGCTTGCCATCAACAACCGGCATAGCGGCGATGCCCTCAGCCTGCCGCTGTTTGGTCTTCTTGCGCTCCTGCTCGGCAACAGCACCGAGGACTTCGATCAGAATGTTGTTGACCATTTCCAGCACCCATGTCTGGTCTTTGAAGTCAATCAGCGTGGTCGGAATGTCGAGAATACGGACGATCACGCCCTTCTGCTTGAACCATTCCAGCTCTCGCTTCATTTCGTCCTTATTGCGCCCAAAGCGGTCGAACTCCTTAACGATGACTTCATCACCTTCCCGCACAATAGCTTTCAGAGCATTGTACTGAGGACGGTCGAAGCTGCTTCCCGTGATCTTGTCGCAGTACACATTCTCGTCAGGAATATCGAACTTCTCACGAGCGACCTTGAGCTGCCGAGCAAGGTTCTGTTCCTTGCTGGACACACGACCAAGGAAGTATTTCATGGTTCACTCCACCTCGTATCCACCGTCCGGCAGACGGGTATTAGCAGGAACAACGATGACCTTATAATCCATCGCTCTGAGCATGGTGGTCAGCAGGGACACGGGAATGTCCTTGACATTTTTGTTATTCAAGCGTTCCCAAATGGTAGCGTTAGATACATTGAGTCTTTTTGCGAGTTCAGCGTTGGAAAGAGACTTGGAAGCCATGATCTCTTTCAGGATTTCTCGACCTCTCATGTTTATCACCTCGGCTTTATTATACATATCAAGTGTTTTATTGTCAAGCGTTTTCTTGAAATTGACCTTTTTATTTTTTACGGGTATTTTTCAGCTCACCCCGCCCTCGCTGCCGCTGGCATATCCCCCGCCCCCGTCACCCATTCACGCTACCCAGATCAGGCCGAAAAAGCGAAAAAAAAACAGGGCGACTATATACCGCCCTAACACCCTATACCATAACACCGCCGTAAAGCCCATTAGAACGCCCTACACGGCATTTTATAGCGGCGGCAGTATCTGCATACCATCCAACAACAAAAGCCCATAGAACGCCGTTGAAACGCTTTTGCGAGTAAAGCATAAAAGCAACCGCCCCGGAATAGAACCGGGGCGGCGTTTACTTATTCAATTTCAGTATTTCCATCAGGATTTGAACCGGCAGCAACAGCAGAAACAGAATTATATACACGCTTTCACCGCCTTTATATTTCCATTCTCGCAAACTCTTTCATTTCTGCGGCGAGGTCTTCCGGGCTGTTTGCCCATCTGCTGACCCATTCCGGGAAATGGTGGGAAAGATAGCTTTCAAGATTTTTGAGGTTGTCCGGCTTGGTGGCTATGAGTTTTATAGCTTCTACGAAATCCGCCGCCGCTTTCGCTACTCTCTCAGGCGTATAAAGCACTTTGCAGGACTTCCCACCGGGGCAAATAAACTCCCGATCTTTTCCGGCGTGTTCACAGTGACTTACACAATTTTTGCAATTATCATATTTGACCATAATTAAACCCCCTTAAAACAAAATAAACAGATTGGAGCAACGCCCAATAATGGCATATAATGTACCGGTTTCCGTGTCCTGCACAAGTCCGCCGTTAATACCATAAACGCCGGAAGAATAGCCCACTTTTTCGAGCCTGCGGAGCGTGTAAATATATTCGCTCGGTTTGTTGGTGTAATCCTCAGCGCACCCAAGCCGCACCAGCTCCCGCAGCTCTTTTAATTTGTACTTTCTCATGCTTTCCGCTCTCCTTTCAGTAATTCCCGATAGATCAGGCTTGTTAAAAGCTGTTCGGCCTGCTGTTCCGTGTACCGGGCTTTTTCCCGCTCTGTTTCTTCGAGAATTGCGCCGAGATCATCAACCGCCGAACGATTGTAAAAATACAAGGTATCGAGGACGGACGGCAGACCGGCGCACCAGTCAGCAAAAGCGGTTTGCTCGCTGCCGTGATAATAGCGGACATCCTGCGAACACCAGTATTTTTCACTGCGGAACGTTGCGAGGATAAAAGCGGCGATCTCCGGCCATTCCTGCGGCGGGTTGTCCGTGTAATTCTCCGGCGTGAAATTATCCACGATATAAGCCCGGATATTTTCGGCGGCTTTTTTATTATTGGTTTTCAACATTGTAAAAACTCCTTTCATCAATCGACATCAAGTGTTTTATTGATGATTTGAGTATATCAAGTGTTTTATTGATTGTCAAGTGTTTTATTGATAATTTATCAAGTTTTTTATTGACGCTTGCAAGCGTCTGAAAAACTACACTTTTTTGCACTATACATTATAAAGGGCGAAAAACGCCGCCCAGATCAGACCAGAAGCCCGGCGACGCCCACGCCGCCCCGGGGGAACCCACGCCGCCCCGGGGGAACCCACGCCGCCCCGGGGGAAAGGAAAAGCCGCCGACCCCGTGGGGAGATCGGCAGCTCTGCCAAAGTCGCAGACCCTCACTGGAAAGTCGCAAAGTCGTTCGGGTGAAAGTCGTGAAAGTCGTGGAAAAGTCGCAAAATCGTTCGGCATAGTCGTAAGCCATAGTCGTAAAAGCCGTGAAAGTCGCTCAGTCCTCCGAGTCATAGTCGCCAGACGCACCCACCACATCTTCGAGGTACTTCTTTTCCAAGTCCTCGGCGGGAACCTGTTCTCCGAGTTGCTGGTTGGGTGTCAGCACGACCTCCTGCTTGTCCGCATAGCCCATGTTGTTCTTCATCAGGAAGATACCGGCGACCGGATTGATCTTCCCGTTCTGCATATAGTTCTCCATTTGAGCGTTCAAAAATTGATACGCCTTTTTTAAGGTGTCTCTGCTTTCGGTGGGAATGTAGGCACTATCAATGCCATTAACCCATTTCCACATAGTTCTTCTATCAATTCCAAACGCTAATGCCATACCAGCAACAGAGGGTTTCATATCGTCCTCTGCACAAATCTGAAAATACTGTCCAATACGTTCGGACACATCTTTCGGTCGGGTCATATCCACCGCAGGCCAATCCCACATTCTCAGATCGTGCATGATATATTTCCGATTATCTCCGGGGTCGAGCTGCACGGCCTTGTCCGGTCGGGCATTTCCACCAGTACCCTTCGGTCTGCCCCGACCACGCTTTTCCACAATTTCATCTGCCATGCTCTGCGCCCTCTTTCATCACAGTCTCAATTTCAATACGCCCGATATAAAGGTCATGCCCTTTTTCTCGCAACTCATTTACCATCCTCTTTACCATGTAGACTTCTTCACCGTCGAGAATAATCGTCATTCGGGCAATTTCTTTCAACATAGTCGTTTTCTCCTTTCAAAGTCGCCAAGGTGATAAAGGTGAGTAATCGGGTGCATTTCCCTATAACTATTTCTATATACGCGCGTATAAGAGAGAGTTATAGGCATTTATGCCCGATTACTCACCTAACTCACCTAAAATACGAAAAACAATTTTTCAAAACACGCCAATTTGAAAAAAGTTTTTGCAAAAACACTCACCTTTATCACCTTTATCACCTAACTACCAGTCGGCGTTGATGACCACCTTGTTCCCATGAGCGAGTGCTTCCGTCACAATCCGCTCCACGCCGTCCCAGTTGTAGACCTCTTTCTTCACGGCGTAGTCTGCAAGCTGCTTTGCCTGCTCGTTGTCAAGAACCATGTCCTTGCCGTACCAGTCGTTTTCCTTGGTTCGCTTTTCGTAAGGAACATAGTAGCCGAGTCTTTCCAGAAAGTCGTACCAAAGCCGACCACCGCTGTCAGTGCTGGCTATATCTGTATGACCAACAGAGATACCACAGTTGGGGCAACGACGCTCCTTGCGCTCTGAGATCGTAATATCAAGACCCATACTATTTCACCTCACTTTCGCCATGGATTATCGGAAGGCCGTGACTGCAAAAGTCGGTTAGCTGCACTCTTTCACGAATGACCTTCCTCATACACAAGTGACAGCCAGTGGGAGAGCGGTCAACTAGACACCACTGACAATCCTCACAGAAAGTGACGGGGAGCGTGTCGCAAGCCAGAAGGTCATTGAGAGTAACATGACCCTGCTGTTCGGCAATTTCCATCACATCGTTCAGCTTGATATATTCACCCATACTATCTCACCTCACTTTTGTCCTCGTTCTTCCGTTCGCCGTAGCTACAAAAGTCATCAAGATAAAAGTTCAGGCTATATTGCGCTCCGCCCTCATGGTCGGTTGAAATAGCGTCATTTTCACATTCCATGTCTGTAAAATTGAAATGCTTGCAATCTCTACAATGGACTACTGGTTCCCAATTCTTCACATTTTCGGCCTGCTGTGCGAGAGTTTCTTCCGCAACCGTCCGATTATATTCGGCGCACCGTAGCTGGGCGATTAACTCTCCCTTGGTCATTCTCATGAGAGTAGAGTCGCTATACTTCTTCACTTTCCAACACCTCCTGAGCCATCTTCACCAGCTCGACCAAATCATAGAACCGCCGAGGGTCTAACCCGGTCTGCCGCTTCACCTTGTCCAGATGATAGGTCACGGTGTTTCTGTGTATGAAAAGTTGACGAGAGACTTCACCAATATTCATGCTATGGTTTGCCATCGCCACAACGATGTGAGCATCTTCCTTATTCATGGTCGATCTCCTTTCGCAGCTCGTCATAGAGTTCCGAAAAGCGGCGGTTCCAGTGGCACAGTCGCCAGAGGAATAGACAGCCTATAACAATCCATTCAACGGCGGCGATAGTTGTCAGAATGTCACTCATGCTCTATGCTCCTTTCTCGCAAAGCGGTTGAGCAACACGCTCACAGTGAGCTGACCAATCCTGTTCACATAAGGGCAGTTGAAGCGGTCAGGGTGAGGAACACTGTTGCCGAGGTCGATGACCAGATCACGGGTGTTGTAGGAAATGTCCTTCGTGATAGTCGGCGTAGCGTAGATCACCACATCACGGTTCATCGTGGCCTGCAAGAGACTCTTGGTTTTGGAGTGTGCCACCGTCACAGTTGCGTTATCGAGGGTGAGGTACTTTGCCAAGTTCTGAACGGCATGACCCCGGCCTACAATGGTAATGTCCTTAGCGTAAACCAAGTCCAATGCCAGCAGGAGCGCCAAAGTCGCCTGAGACACCGATGACATTCCCTGTGAGTAGGAGTGGTCAATGTCAACCTCGGCGGTTAGCTTAATGTCAAACGGGGCGGTTTCTCTGTCCACTACCACAGCCTCGTACGGAGGGCAGGGGCATTGAGTGAGGTCACAGTCAATACCCAACAGATCAGCCTTGCGCTTGACCGCTTTCAGAAATACACTCTTGTAGGAACCCAGCAACAGCAGTCTACCGGTAGGGTGAAAGCGGGTGGTTTCCTCGTCCAAGGCAGCAGAAAGCGTTTTGATTTGCTCCATTACATCATTCATAGTGCTTCTCCTTTCTTTCAAAGTCATGAAAGGAGATCATTTTCTCACGAGTGAGCTTATCAACCACTCGACCGATCTCTGAGTAGCCGCAGACCGCCGCCAGCCGTTCAAGGTTTCCCTTGGTCTGTGCCGTGACTACGATGGAAATACGGCGGAGGTTCTTTTTCTCAGTCTTCATCGCTTTCCTCCGTGAACACGGTTCCCTCGAACCCTTCTGATCTGCCGAGAAGTCTCCACAGTCCCTCGTCCTGTTCGCCGCAACAAGGACAGGATTTTGCGGCGATTTTTCCGAGCTTCTGAGGAAAGTCCTCGTCTTCCTCGACATACAGAAGGTGTTCACATTTACGGCACATGAAGACGGTGAACATCGGGGGTAGTGGGATAGGCCGCTTTCGTCCACAACGATGACAGACCAACTCGTGCTTCCAGTCTTCACGAGTCATTTCATTGCCACATACACACTTTTTACTCATGTTTATCCTCCATTCGGTCACAATCGTCAGAGATTGCACAGTCTTCACAGCCCTTATAATAGAAGCAGTTCCGGCAACTGGAAATGATAGGCATACACCGCTCAGCGTATTCTTCACAGTTGGCAACAGGGCAAGTGCCATCAACGCAGGCAACGCCCACATAATCGGGGCAGTATTCAGGCTTCATCATCGCTGTCCCCCTTCACAAAATGCAGCACCAGATCATACCCGCTGTCCGTTTCCACTACCTCGTAGGAGTTTCCTTCATCGAGTATGTATCCGTTCTGCACCGGAATTTCCCGGTTATAGGGATCCATATTGTACTCGCTGTTCCGGTACCGCAATACCGGATATTTGGGGCTGTAGTCTCGCCCTACCCCCGTGCCAGCGCACCCGGTCATGGCGATGCAGGCCGTGAGTGCGGCGGCAACGCCGAACGCCTTCCATTCCATAAAGCGGTTATGATGCCCCTCGACAATCGCTTTGCCTCCGCAAAAGGGGCAGAGTTTCAATTCAGGCATATCAGGACGCTCCTTTCAGTCTGAGGTTCTTGTAGACGGGGTAGCCCTGATACACAACCTTACCGCCGTGCCACTCAGGGTGCGTTTCCATGTCGGCGTTGAACCGCTTGGCAGAACAGGCAAAGTATCCATTGGACTTACACCAAATCTTGTAAGCGTCAAACAGGGACTTCGAGCGAGTGTTGACCCCCTCAGCCTGCTCACAGCGTTCTTCGAGGAACTGCAAGCATAGATCGTTGTCACGCTCGTACTGATTGACAACCTTCCGCATGGTGGGAGACATTTTCAGGCCGAACCGCTTGTACTTGAAGTATCCGGCGACCAGCCAAGCGAAAATGCCCTGCATAGCTTCCTGTGTCTGAAACTCATTTTTCAGGTTCTTATCCTGCTCCGCTTCGGTGAAGTGGCGGTTGAACTCGATCACTCGCACACGGTCGGAAGCGAACAGGGACTTATCGCTGACGGTGGGAAGATCGTTGCAGGAGAGCCAAAGGGTGAACTGCGGCAGGAAGGTCGTGGCAGTCTCATAGAGGTTCCGGGCTTTGATTTCCTCGCCGCCCGTGAGTTGCTTGATTGTTTCCTCGTCCAGCTTGCCATACTGGTTACTCTCTGCCATTGTGACGAACCGTTTACCTTTCAGGGAAGCCAGCATGGGGTTCGCTGCTTCGGCGTTCTTCGACCGTTCTGCCTTGCAGATGATCGACACGGGGGACACGGAAGCATAGTCACCGAGAAGGTGGTGAATTGCCGAGAGCATGGTGGACTTACCGTTGCGAGTGGTCTTGCCGTGGAGAATGAACATACATTCCTCGTTCGCCATACCCAACATGGAGTACCCCAGCGCCTTTTGCAGATAGTCAGCCTTGTCTTCATCATTACAAGTGACCTCTGCAACGAACTTCTCCCAGCGGCGGCACCGTGCGTCCTGCAAGGTGTAGTTGAAATTGGTCTGCATGGTCAGGAAGTCACGCCAGTCATGTTCCCGGAACTCCATCTTTTCGAGGTCGAAAGTGCCGTTCTTGCAGTTGATAAGGTAGGGATTTGCGTCAAACTCCGCCGAAGCGATAGGAAGCACACTGGCAGCGTCTTTCATCAGCCGGTCACGGAAGCGCCGGTCGCCCATCTTCACAATGAACTTCATGTACTCGGTGCGGCGTTCTTCATTGGCGATCTCGCCGCAATAAAGAGCCATCAGGCGGCAGAACTCCTTGATCTTCTCTGCTACCAATAGAGAGCCGGTGTCCTTACGCCATGCGCCCTCGGAGTAGGTGAACCAGCTTTTCGCTTCGGGGCAGTAGCGGGTATCATTCTTGTAACACTCGGAGAACAGCTCCGCCATGCCGGACTCGTCCCACGAATACCCCGTGCCGCTGATCGGGTGACTATGCTCAGGCTGTGCTTCCTTAATCTGAAACATCACTCTGGACTGAGCTTCGTCCATGATGTAACGACCGTTAGAAAGCTGGAAAAGAGCCTGTTCTTCGGGGACGGTCATAATTTCGTCAGCCATAGTTTCACTTCCTTTTCTTTATTGCTCTCGCCAGCACCACAGCGGCGCAGTCCTGAGAGTCTTCGTCCCACCATGCACACCGCTGTTCCTGACAGTGGCAGAGGGGAATGTCTTCGGGGCAGCTCATAGACAACGGGCAGATTTTCTTTTCACTCTCCATCGTCTACACCCCTTTCATAGAAGAAAGCGTTTTTCAAAGCAGTGTCCACATGACGCATGATCTCAGGCGGCAGAGTGCAGATGTACTCCCAATCATCGGACACATCTACGACACGCACCTGTTCACACTCGGCCATGCTCGGCTGTAAAGAACCCCAAGTGACAGCCACATGGGTCGGCAGTCCGAGCCGCTTGATTTTAGTGGTCAGGGGAACGACAATGCTGGTGGAAGAAAACTGATTGCCGACATTGTTTTGCACAACCACCCACGGACGCTTACCTGCCTGAATATGACTGTTGGGAAGCATGGGAACATCAATGATAACAACATCACCACGCTGATAAGGTTTCATAATTACCTCCAATACTTGAAGCGGTCATAGTAGTACATCTCTTGTGCCTTTTGGCGCTTCTCCAACTCTTTCTGCCGCTCATGTTCTTCTTTTTCACGCTGGTATTTCTCGCATTTTGTATGACAGCCTGCGTACCTGTCAGGACAACCATAACAACACTTGATAGCACTCACCGTCTATACCTCGTCACAGAGTTTACAATTAACTCGACCTCGGACTGCGGGAGAGGGGGCTTGCAGGCTTGGGAGTTGGCATACAGCAGTTCTTTGTAAATCTCTGCTTTGGTGTAACCTTGGTTGTGGAGCTGACCCGCCAGAGAAGTCAGGCTGAGGTTCCGGCTTCCCGGTGTGATAGGCGGGTATTCAGGCTTCAAATGCAGCTTGCCGTTTTCAGGGCGGCGGTAGATGGGAGAATAGATACGCTGAGGGGCAACCGTACCTGAACTGCTTTCTTTCGGTGTGTCGGGAAAATACTTCTCGATCACATAGTCAATCGCTGACTGGTTTTCAACGATCTCGGAGAAGATCAAAACCTCGCCGGTCATGATGAAGTACCGATTGCTCTTGTAAATCTCCACGGCGGCACGGTTGTTCTTACCCTTGAAGGGCAGCTCTCCACGAACGAGAATGTGAACCCCTCTCCCACTTCTGGACTTTTCCGTGTAAGACTGACAATGACTGATAATGTCAGCCGCCAGCGGGTTTAGAAGCCCATCAGTAAAGCCATCGTCAATGTCGATACCGATTATCCCGTTGCCGTGAAATACATAGCCAAGACCGTCATAGTAGCCGTGCTGGACATTGTGTTCAGCGTCAATGTAATTTGACCATGTATCCGGGTTAGAGGAAGAAGCCGCCTTTCTGACGGTGGCCTGCATGGGAACCTTTGACCCGTCCCACACATTGACCCATGCCTTTTCCCCTCGAAGCTCAGCGGGTATATTCAAATAGCTCATAGGCTTACCTCAGCTTTCATACGGACTCGGTAAAGACCAGTCCCATCTATCGCCGCCATGGTAGGCGTTGCGGAAGTGGTTTCTCTCGCCATCGCCAGAGAACCATAGGTAATCCGCAGGGAGGACACGACCGACCTCAATCTGACCTTCTCTCTCTGCATACCAGCGAGTCAGTACATCTATACAGAGAGTAATCAAATCGTCATCGACCGGGTTTTCCTCGTTGTACCCTACGAATTGTTTAGGTGTAGTCACGACCGTTATAATATCGCCGTAGCCATGATCGACACGGTTAAGCGCACACCACACACAAGCGGCTTTCTCAGCGTCAGAGCTGACCCCTCTGGCTTCTCCCCATAGCATTTTCGCCAGTACAATCACTTCCTCGTCTGTCCACGGCTGAGGTGTCACCTCCGGCTCTGGCTCCGGGGTGACTACCTCTACCACCTCGACAACGGGAGAAGGTTCTTCAACCTCAACCCTGGGTAATTTCAGACAGAGGACAGCGACAACGGTGACGAACCACAGGAAGATTGAAAATTTCAGCCCTCGCAAGGGGTCTTAGCCTTGCTGGACTTGGGCTTTGTCGAGGTTCCAGCAAAATAAAATTTGTCATCTACGCAGATGGGAAAATTGGGAAAGAGCTTGCTGGCGGTCTGCGTTCCACGAGAGCAAATCTGCTCTGCCGCCGCCAGCGACATTTCATCTTTCACGAAGTCCTTTCCCGCAGCCATGATATACGGCACCTTGCCGTCAATGCTTTTCAGCTTCATTAGGTTCTCTCCTTTCACGGTTCCATAATATCCTCGAAAAAGACGGGATAGGTCTGTTTCAGCAGGGTCAGGAGCATATTGGCAACGACCCGCATATCGGGGTGAGCCGCTACGGGACAACGCATACGGCAAAAGTGTCGCCACTCTCTGAGGTCAGCGGTCATGACCACCTCGGTCTTCAAGCTGTTCGGAAGGACAGACCGGGCTTCCTGCGGGGTGCACCCCTCGTTCAACAGGTCGAAATAGGCGACCTCAGCGTGTTCACACGACCGTTTCCAGATGTGGTAGGTCGAGTCGGTCTTGGCGAAGGTCGAGGGACGAATAACGGTGATCTCACCGCCGAAGCCCTCCTTGCCGTAATTGCAGTACCGAGTGGACTCCTGACAGAACGCCGCCAGACGGTGACGGACGATCTCATGACTCACACCCCGGTCGCAGATGAAGCGGACAGTGAGAGAGCCATGCTCAATGACAGCTTCGTGACCCCGCTTGATGATACCCCGGACGAACTTCTCTGCACTTCCGTCCGTGATTTTGTCCTCGGACTTGTAGCAAGTGCGCCCTGCGGCTTCGATGGTGGTCAGAAGGGTCTTATATTCGGGAGCGTTGATAAGCTCCACAGAAGGTTCAATGATTTTCATACTCTTGCTCCTTTTCTTCGAGCTTTTTGAGCCACTTGGTTTTGATGATGTTCTCCAAGTAGTCGGCGTTGTACTTCGGGTTGGACGAGGTGACAGAGAACGGTCTACCAAGCTCACTCTCTCTCCACTTCTCGGTTTCCCGCATTTTTCCAATCATGTACTGAAAATGGTCGGGATAATACTTGCAGAGATAAGCGTAGTTGAGATATGAGGAAATGGGGCAGTACATACAACCGCAACGCTTATTGGTTTCATAGAAGTGGTTGAAAATCGGCTGTGTCTTCGCCCATTCCCAAATCCCGTTCTCGGTGATACCGTTTTCAGCGAGAGGGTATCTTTCCAACTTCTGAGCGGTAAGGCGCTTGTTAAAACGGCGTTCTTCGTCCGCACAGTAGCCGATGTAATGCACAACATAGAACCCGATGGAGTTCAACCACTCTGAGAGCTGCCGCTTTGCGTCCAACTTGTAGGCGCTGTTGCACCACCTCGCAGTCCGTGTCGGGAAACCGTAGTAGCGTCCCGTTTTCGGGCTTATGTTGTAGAACCATTCCTCCCATGTCTTTCGAGGTTTAATCCGTACAAAGCGGATACCGAACCTCTTGCACTCAGACTCCATGTAGTCAATCACATCATGAATAAACGGGTAGTCAATTTCGAGTTCAAAATGAACTACCCCGTCCAGCGGGTAACGGTCGAGATTGTGAAGAATGTAGTTCAGCATATAAAGGCTGTCCTTGCCGCCAGAAACACTTGCCCAATACGAAGGGCGTAAAGCAATCTCACCGCTCATATTCAGACACCCGCAACCTGACTTGCCAGCATATCGGCTTGGTGCGTCCACAGCACATTCGGGTAGTTGCGAACAGCACGGGTGTAATCGTTCCACTCAGATTTGTCGGTGAAAGCGCCCATGTGATAGCGGATACACATAATTTCTTCATCGGTCAGCGTGTAGAACTGAGAGAGAAGCATGACAGACTTATCGCCGTGGCCTTTCAGAAGGGTGTCGGGATTGTACTCCCACGCCTGTTCGTCACAGATTGGTGTGCACCCACCATTAAATTCTTCAATGTGGCCTGTTACTGGGTGGCGGTACTGGTCGATCTTACATAGGTCATGGAACATACCCACGATGAAGGGAGAACGAGCCTTGAGCCATCTCAAGTGATTGTCCTTCGTAAGCATCAGGAGGAACTTCGTGACCGCATAAGAGTGTTCAAAAAGACCCCCCTCGTAATTGCCGTGGTACTTGGTGGAAGCAGGGGCGGTAAAGAAGCCGTAAGCCGTCAGGTACTTCATCATGCCATCAGAAACAATAGAGGTTCCGTCAGGCAGCTTCATGAAGTTCAGAAAATCGGTCACTTCGAACTTGGAAAAGCAGTCAGGCATTTTCGTACTCCTTTCTGTGAATACTCTTTTCGCTGTCGAACCCATCAGGGTAACGCTCTTTGAGCTTATTGATGTTGTACTGTGCCACAACATCTAAGCCCACATCTAATCCGGTTGCCAACTGTGCGGCGTACCAGAGAACATCGCCCAGCTCGTCAATGAGCTTTTCACGGTCAAGGTCGTGACCCTGAAACAAGGATTTTTTCACGAGGTCGATACACTCACCCGCTTCGCCACATAGACCCATGACCCCATTTTCGATAAGACCCTGATTGGTCAGCTCATGGTTGGTCGTTCGATAGGCGAGTACCTGATATTCATTCAGCGTCATCGTCAGCGACCTCCTTCTCCAACTCTGCATACAACATCGTGTGCATATAGACGGACTCGGACTGGCCGATAGGCCGCAGAACGGTTCTCTTTTTCAGAGTCCACCCATCACGCAGAGCCGCATTTACTTCATCGTCAAAGAGGGTGGGATAGTCCAGACGTTCCCGAATGGTTTTAATCTGCAACATCTTCCGCCACCTCCATTTCCAGCACGGTCATAATGGCGTAGTTGGCGAGGTCAATCAGGGTGTCACGGATAGACTCGTCATTGACCTTCTGCTCACCGCTACGGGAGAGGGTCTTGAAGCGGCTGAACTTGTCTCCCAACCGGATACGAGCCATCGCCATTCCTTCTTCAACGAAAGTCTGGTGGAAGCTGTCACCGTAGTCATGGTTCTTGCGCTCATAGAGATCGTTGATCTCCTTGCAGATTTCAGCGTGGCGCTGAACCTTGGAGAGCGAACAAATATAGGCTTCTGCCATTGTAGCTTATCCTCACTTTCAACATAGTTTTCAACATACCATTGGCGAGGGAGAGCCTTTCAAATTAGCCCTCCCTCGCACTCGGTATCAGCCAAGGAGAGCTGCCAAATCCATCGGGGTCTTAGGAGCGGCCTGAGAAGCCGCAGGAGCGGTTTTAGCAGCGGGGGTAGTAACCGTATTACCAGCGCCGCCCCAGCCCTCAGAGGGGCGCTTATCGGCCAGACGGACGAAGGTAATGCTCTGTCCGGGCTTCTTCTTGTTCTCCTGAACATCATGTTCTACATCGCACTCGATGAAGTGACCAATCAGGTCAGTGTGGTCGATCTCGGTCAGGTCGAAATTGCCGAGGGCAGTCTTGGCGAAGTAGCTGAAAGCGTTGTATGCACCCTCGTTGGGAGAGCCATCGGATTTCAGCAGAGAGAAGCGTTCGATGTGCTTACTGCCGTTCTGTGTCTGCATATAGATTTCCAGCTTGCCGAAGTCTTCCTTGTACTTCACATCGGTAATCTGAAAGACATGAGTACCTTCGGGAATGAGAGTGAAACCCTCGGTGAGTCCGATTTTAGCCATTGTTTTATTGTCCTTTCTTGATCTTGTAATAGTGTCTGCTATATTAGCAACGAGAGTTATTAGGTTTTCGGCACAATCGCTTTGACCTAAGCACCCACCTCCACAATAAACACCGAAATATTCATTGTAATAGATGGGGCAACCACCACAAACGCTCATACTTCTTTTATGGTGTGGAAATTGAGCTGTTCTGTGTACTCGCAGGGAAAGATGATACCGACCAACTGGTCTTCGTCATCGGGGTACTTGGCGTACTGCTTGACCAGCAGGGCTTTCGGTACGCTCTTGTCGCTTTCCAGATCGTAAGCGTACAAGATTTCGCAGAAGTCAGACTTCTCGATCAGCGACCAGTCATCATTGGTGATGGGAAGGGTCATGGTGCTGTCCTGCGTGGCGAAAATACGAACACAATCCTTGATTGCGCCGTCCGGCTCAGGCATGATTGCCTTGACCAGCGTGGCGTACTCGGTGCAACCGACCTGAGAAATCAGGCGACCAATGCCGTCAGGCATTTTCTCGTTGCTGTACCCGGTCACGCTACGGATACCATCGGGAATGAGCATGAGTACGGACGGGGAAGCAAGCCAGCGTTTGTCCATGTACTCGTAGATAGCGCCACCATCAGGGGCGAGGGACTTCACGAACTTGGAAAATTTCATAATTAAACCTCCGTTACTTTGTCATAGAATACGAAGATGGTGGACTGGTCGGAGTGAATATCACGAGCAGCTGTGAACAAAACCCCAACAAAATCGTCATCGGCATACTGGTCGAGAAGTTTGAGCAAATCATCTTTGCTCAATCTCTGCATACTCTGCGCCACTTCACGCACCTTCTTTCAAGGCTTTCGGGGAAATGCGGTAGCTGTCCTCAGTGGTCGTGTACTTCGCCAGAATACCGTCCGCTTTCATAGCGTCCTTGTCGATCTTCGAGGTGGAAGTACGGCTGACCTCCCAATTATAGGCAGAACCAGCAATAGACACCTTCTTGTCACCGTCACGGAACTGAGCGATTGCGGCTTTCTTAATCATGTCGGTCAAGACCTTGTACCGCTTCTCGTCCTCAGCCACCTCGGCGGCGTGAGCGTCCAGCTTGGCTTTCAGGTCTTCGGCTTCCTTGACCAGCGCCACTATATCCGTTTCGGGGGACAGATTATTGGTGCGGAGGGCTTTCAGGATTTCAGCGTCCTTGCGCTCGTCAAAGGCGGGAGAAATACCGCTCTCAACGAAGTCCTTCCACCATTTCAGGGCAGGCTTCACATACTTCTTCTCGAAGTCAGGATACCGCTCAGACACCTTGAAGGGGCGAGTGATGGTATTCTCACCGCTGCACACAAACTTCTCAGGATTGTCGTAATCCTTGGGTTCGAGGAAGGAAGCGACCATGATAACTTCGTCCACGCCGAGAAGGTAAGCGTACAACGCCGCCTGCAAAGCGTAATACTCAGGAATATCGTCCTTCCAGTCCTCGACACGCTTGGAAGTCTTCATTTCGAGGACGGTGGTGGGCTTACCATCTTTACCATAGAGCAAGTAGTCCCACATACCGCCGAGAACGGGGCTTTCCCTAAAGAAGTCACCGTAGGTCTGACGGAAGTAGTCTTTGCCCCAAATGTCGGTCGGCGTGACCAGATTGCTCATGAAGTAGGTCTGCTTCATGTACTCAGCCTGCTTAGGCTCGATGGTCTTACCGGCGATAGTGTAGATTGTGTCCTCGAAAGGCTTCTGATAGGTACGGGTCACTTCACACCAAATCTCGAACGGTGTAGACCACGGGTTCAGACCGAGGATAGTGGCGAAGCGAGTACCTGTCAGCTTCTTCGGACGCTTGGGAGGGATAATCTGGATTTTCTTGCCGTCAAGCCATTCCATTTTTGTTTACCTCCTTATAATTCACAAATTCGTCAGCGGCACATTCCCGAACGGCAGTATCAGGATTGTTACCGTAGAGCTTACAGCAATCCGCTTCCAAGTCTGCATTGGCGCACTTGCGACAATCAATTTCAATCATGCCTTAGCCCTCCTTCGCCGTTTTCATTTCGTAGCCAGCCAGCATATTGTTCACGCCCTCGATCAGAGCGTCACACTTGTCGGCTTCAATCTTGGAGAAGCCCTCGGTCTTCATGGCGATGGTCTGCACGAACTGTTCCTGCTCTGCGTCAATATCCATGAGCTTTTTCAGCAGACTTTTCAGCGTACCGACCTGTTCCTCGGTAGCCGCACCAGCAGGAGCGCCGGTCAGTTCCTTCTTGATTTCCTGACGCTGTTCAGTGGTCACAGGGGGCTTCTTGGTGACGGCAGGAGCGGGAGTCGTGTCAAACTCGCCGCTGTCGATACTGTCATGCTCCACAATGTCCAAAACGAGCTGCCACAGGTAACGGCGAATGTAGGTGATGGAGCTGCCGGTCGCCTGCATTTCGTTTGTGACCTGATTGCCAGCGTTGGACACGATAGGGGCGATGGGGGTGTACGGTGCAACGAAGTCAATGAAGTCCTCACGGTCATCGACATTGTAGACACGAGCGGTCGCCTTGTCGCCGTACATGGACGGAACCATCATCAGACCGATTTCAAGGAAAATCTGCTCGGCCTTGGGAACAATGTCCGCCAGCTCGAAATACTTATATTCGAGCTTCATGTGCTTGCCGCTCTTGTCCACGCCAGCTTCGAGGAAACGCACACGGGCAAGCTGCAACTTCTTGAACACATTCATGGTGGAATAATCCACCGCCGCAGTCTCAGCGGCTTTCTTGGTAGTAGCCATATTTATACCTCCAACATTTCTAATAATTTTTTCTTGATGGAATTGACTCTGCGGGTATTTCGCTTGGGTGGTTTCTCTCCGAGGAAATCTCGGACATAACGCCGTGCCAGCCGGATATACCAGTCACGGTCAACCACATCAATCGTCAGGTGATTGTCGTTGTCTACGACACATTTTGCGGGGAGTCCTGCGATCTTGACGGGATTGCCAGTACCGAGGTGGATTTTGTAGAGGGTTCCGTACCGATGGTCTTCCGTAGCGTAGACTCGGTTGACCTTCTGCACGACCTCCATCTGACCGTCTACCTCATGGAGAGCGTCACCGTATTTACTTCCGGCCTTGGCGACCAACTGGAAGTCCAGCAGGCGGTCGCTGCTCATGATGGTGTCTTCGACCGGGATACCGTAGGCCAGATAATCTTTGACGGCCTTAGCGACCACGCAGGCGTTGTTGTTGATGTTAAACGCTCCTGCCGGGGCAATTCCACGAACGAGAACGCCACCCTTGATTTTGGGGTCGCCCTCGAAGGGAACCTCGACATAATTGTTCACATCTTTCTGACAGATCATCTTGATAAGGTCTTCCTCTAACTCGAAGCCGGTTCTGTCCTGCCACTCCTGCGTAATTTCCTGATACACAGGCACATCGCAGTCATCAAGGCTGACCATGATACCATCGGTGTTGAGCTGAATGATCTTCAAGGTGGGGCAGTCCTGAACAAGATGTTCCGCCATTTCGAGCAACTGCAACTGGCCTGAGATACAGACCGAGCGCCCCATGAGCGGGTCATACAGGTCATTGTAGCGGTTCAGCATGGCTCCGTAGGTGGTATTCAACACCAGCTTCAAAGCGTTCGCCGTAGCCTTGTCCCCGGCTCTCTTTGCTTTGACTCGCCGCTCAATGGTGGCGGCATACACATCGGGAGAGGGAATATTTCGGCTACAATAACCGTTCAAGGTCATCTGGTGTGGATAGTAGCTTGCAACATCTTTGTTGCGGATAGAGCGGGTTTCCGTGGCTTCCTCTCGGTAACACGGGATAGCCCCATGAATACCACCGTAGGCGATGGTACAAGGACAGCCGCCGACCATCAGATCGAGCTTTTCCTTGAACACAACTTCGTCAGGAATACTCTTGTCCTTTAACCGTTCGAAGAAGTCGAACACTTCCTGCGGAATGTACTGACGAAGCAGCTTCGGCGGATACTGATATTCCCGCTCGTCATAGTGCGGTTTCTGCTCTGCGTCAAGGTAAGCAGCGGTCAGCTTGGCGTTGGTCATGTAGAGGGCTTTTGCTGGATACAGCCCCTTTTCACGACCCAGCGTGAGCTTACTGGACAGGTAGCCTTGACGAAGATCGTCCAGCCTGTCGGTTGCGTCAACATCATGGCGGCAGTAGAACTCAACCTCTCGCTTCTCGTCCTCAGTCAGAGGGCGGTCGATGTTAAACGGAACGGTGGTTTCACGAATGTCCATTCCGAGGTGCGCTTCGATTGCTTTCAAGGACAACCCCATCTGGCAATCGTCCATCAGGTCATATTGATCGAAGAAAATCCCGCAGTCACGGAGAGGGGTGTACTCCCAGCCCTCGTGACCACCAACGATGATGAAATCGTTGACCGCCTTGATTTCCTCCGGCGTGAAGCCTGAGAGAACCGCTTTCAGAATGAATTGGTCATAGTGCTTATTGTTGAACCCTGCCAACAGGGGTTCTTGGGTCATGAATTGTTCGACAGCTTCGTTGTCATTCCAAATCTCGGTGTATTCTCCCGTGACCTTGTTCTTGAAGACAAAAAGCCAATCGTAGGCAAACACCTCGCAGTCGAAAATGAAAGGTTCAAGGTTCAAGGAACTTGCACCCCGCTTTCCGGTAGGTGGTACACCGCTTCTTGTAACTTCTCACGAGGTACTGAATACCATCGTCCACATAATCGTAGGCAATGGGTTCTCCCTTTCCCTCGAAGGTACGAGCGATACGACCAATGCTCTGAGTTATTACAGCGTAGTCTTTCTGCGGTGTGGTCAAATACAAGCGGTCGAGCCGGGGAATATCCAAGCCTTCTTTCGCCAGAGAGTAGGTAGCGAACAGATACCGCTTGCGTCCCTGCCGCATTTCCTCAATGGCCTGTTCTCGGAGAGCTTTGGCTTTCTTTGTGGTCATCTTTCCATCAATCATGACGGCCTGTTCCCTTAACTGTCGAGGAAGGTGGTTCATCAGATATTCCAGATGGTTCAGACGGTCGGAAAGAATGAGATTATAATGATCTTGATTCTCGACCAGATCGGCGGCAATTAGCTCGTTACGGTCATACCTATCAGCGAGGAAATTGACCAACTTAGCGTAAATGATCGTACCGTCCGTGTCCAAGAACTCACGGCTGAGTCCTTGATGTGTGGCACGGGGTAGAACGCTGACAGTCATGATCTTGTCTTTCACCGCTTCCTCCAACACCTGATAGGCAATCCCACCCAGCAGGGCGTAGGTGGCGGCAATCATACCGTCTGCTCGATGAACCGTAGCGGACAGGCCGTACTTGTGTCGAGCTGCCAGAGCGTTCAGCACCTTTGAGAACTGCGTCATGGCGGTCGGGGTTCCAGCTACACGGTGACACTCGTCCACGATGATACAATCCCAAACATCACGGTATTGACTCAGATCGAGGTTGCACATGGTCTGTACCGTTGCGAAGGTGATTGCCTTACCGATTTGAACCCTACCTTCGGTGATCGTGCCAGTCAGAGAAGGACTCATGTACTGCTCCGCTCGGCTTTTGCTCTGTACGAGCAAATCCCGTGTATGGGTCAGCCAGAGTGTCCTTCGACCTGTATCTGCCGCAACAGCAATTCCGATCTGTGTCTTACCACACCCAGCAGGGGCTTGAAGAATACCGTAGTAGGCCGTTATCAAGGCTTCCTTAGCTTCCACTTGATAATCATAGAGCGGAATGGTGCAACCGAAGTCCACCTCGGTAGGTATAGGAAGATCGACCTTCGTGTGGCAATCGCCCATAGCCAATACATCGTTCAAACAACCATAGGGGAGAACCAGCGTGTCACCGTCCCATTGGAACAGGTACAACTTCTCAGGGGTGTTGCCGACCCAAAAGTGCATACGGACTTTCTTGGCGTACTCAGGATTGGGAAGGATAAGCTGCTTCTTGCACCATGTAAGCAACTGCTCAGACGGGTTTTCAATTCGAAGCTGGTTGCCAACAGTTACTTGCATTGGGACACCCACTCTCCGAGTGTGATACCGAACTGTCTGATTTCAGACGCAGAGAGAACGGTCTTCATTAAGAACAGATTGCGTATCACCGTGAAGGACAGGAAGTACACAGCTCCGTTCATCATTCGGAGAGCGAACCACCCCTCTCCGTTTCCCGTTTCTTCCCAAAGAGACATAGCGGAAAACTGGTTTTCTTCGATACGCTCCATCTTGAAAATGTTCTTGGAACAATCCTTACAGTCAATGGGATAGCTGACACCGTTTCGAGCCGCAATCACATCGAACGGCTGACCTTGACTGTTCTGAGCGAGATTGTGCGCCCAAAAGCCACAACCCGACAGGCTCAGGCATAAGTCTCTTTCAAAGCCAGTGCCAACCTTGCGATTGACATTCATGTTTTCACTCCTTTCACCGCCCCTGACGGGGCGGGATTTACGAGATACCCGATCAAATGCAGAAGCCGAAGGACACGCCATAGGAGTAGCCGGCGTAGTTAGAGTTGGCGCCGCCGTTGGTGGACACATAACAGAAGTTGGAGGTGTAGCCGGAACGAGGAGAACGCTCCCATCTCCAATCCCTCTCACCATTCTGCTTGCACTTGCCATAGGGCGTGTTCTCTCGCTTGTACCACTCGTACCACTTACCCTCATAACCGCGGGAATAAATCTTGCGACCGAAGACCTCCTGCTCAGAAAGAACGAACAGCTTGTCAACGGAAGGAACCCGCACTCCGTTCTTGCTGCTCTTGGCGGTCATCTTCACCACGGGCTTGATGACCGCTTTCAAATCAGCGGGAAGCTGCTTCTCGAAGAAGTTGCCGTTGAGCTTGGCACGGAGATAGGAAGCGTCCCAGCCGCCCTCGTTGGTAGACTTCTCATTCATAGGAATGTCACCGTCAAGGGTTTCCACAGTCTCAAAGGTGATATGAACCAGACTGCCGTCCATTGCGTAGTCGTGGTTGAACCCGATGATACGGGCAGTCAGGTAGGAGCCGTCAGCCAGACGGAATTTCTTGGTGTCACCGACCTCGAACATCTTGTCGGCAAGACCGAAGGAGGAATACATATTGATCTCGTCCCAAGAACAGTCTTCCAGCTTGCATCGCTTCGGAGAGGGGCGACCATCGAACATGACACCATACACAGAATTAAGGTGAAGTTTGACGGTATCGGTATCCACATAGCCAGTAGGCATAAGGGTTTCGATCATCTTCTTCTGAGAAGCGATGGTTTTCTCCATCTTCTCGAACTCGTCAGCGAGTTTCGCAATCGTGCTATTCATAAAGTTCTCCTTTACAAAACGATAGGTTCTGATATAATCAGATTGAGCTTTTACGCTTGCCGTTGATGGAAGTACCAGTTCCGTCAGCGGCTCTTTCTTTTTCTCGGCGGGGCGGGATAAAACGCACCGGACAGCTCACAGAACAGCCAGAAGCAGCCAAGGCCGATACCCATGCGAATCATGCCTGCGCCGAGAGCCATCGTGTTCTGTTCCACAGCACCGACAACGCCGAGAATGTAGAAAAATGAGAGAAATGCGAGGGTTCCAAAAACCTTTTTCATGAAGTGACCTTCTTCCATGTGTACTTCTTGCCGTACCGCTGTTCGTACCAGATTTCAAACTCGGCTCGGTGAGCTGCGTCTTTGAAATAATCTCGAACCCGCTGTGCGATCAGCAGACTTGCGGCTCTGGCCTGAGCCTGTTTTTCAGGAACGAAAACACTCATGACCCGATCTTTTCCTCGTACTCATTCAGAATATCGAGGGAGCGGCATAGGATTTCATCTGCTTTCGGGCCAATACGAGTGCCGGACAGCGTTGCCGACATTTCAAACTTGTCCGTAAGCAGTCCCTCGTCCGACAGGCGATGGATAAGCCATGTATAGGTGAGAGTGAACCGGGAAACCTTATCCTTAATCTGCTCTGCGATAGAAGAACGATCTCCCACGGACAGCGGACGGGAAGTCTCTGCCATCGTGCGACCTCCTTTCATTCGGATTACAACAAAAGTTGTAAATAATCCTTGCAATCGGAGGTCGCCTATGCTACAATCAGTTTTGCGAACGACAATAGCATTGGCGATACCCCGATTATGAAGGAGCCGATTTCCTTTTGCGAGAAGGAAGTTGACCCCTCGGATTACTGTTGCCTTTATTAACTTTCGTTGTTGTAAGTTGAGTATAATCCCGTGGACGGGATTTGTCAATGGGGCAAGAGTGATTTTCTGAAAAAAATTCCCGTGGACGGGAACGGAGGAAAACACGATGACTTTCTATGAGCGGCTGACCGAACTTCGTAGAGAAAAGGGCGTAACCCAAAAACAAATTCAAGAAGAACTCGATCTCGGCAAGAACTCCTTTGGGGACTGGAAGAAGGGTATTATGCCTATTCGCTCCACCCAACAGCTTCTTGCCAAATATTTCGGGGTGTCAACTGACTACCTCATGGGAAAAACTAATAACCCCATTCCTAATACGGAAACGGTTGGCACCTACATTCCGTATGAGAAACGGGGTTTGCGTCCAGTCATTGGTTTAGCTTCGGCAGGAAAAGGGGTGATTGCGGAAGAAATGATTGTTGGTTGGGAAGCAGTTGAGGACGAATACGACAATGACAACTGCTTTTGGCTTGAAGTATCAGGTGACAGCATGGCTCCGAAAATCGACAACGGAGATCGAGTGCTTATTCAGCGAGACGCAGAAATCGAGAGCGGCTGTATTGCCGTGGTCGTGGTAGACGGTGTAGAAGGATTTTTGAAACAGGTCGAGTTCGGTGAGAACTCTACCTCGCTTCACTCTTTCAACCCTTACTATCCTGATATGGAGTTCGTAGGTGCCGACCAGAAACGCTTGCACTTTATCGGTCGTGTCCGGGAAATGAAGCGGAGGTTCTGATATGCGTCAGAAGTTTAAGATCGACCTCTCTATGCTGACCCCGGAAGAACAGCAGCAGTTTCGTGATGACCCTACCACCCTGACCAAAGGTGAAGTCGATGTCGCTTTGTACCTTCGGTTCAGTTCGGAACGGCAGAAGGAACAGTCCATTGAGGGGCAGCTTCGAGACTGTATTGCGTACTGTAAGCGAAAGAGCTTCCGCATTGTCGCCATCTATGTTGACCGTGCCACGACCGCTCGGAAAGATGTAGAGAAGCGAGTCCATTTTCAAGAGATGATTTCCGACAGCATACACCATCTCTGGAATTTTGTGGTCGTGTGGAAGCTCGACCGCTTTGCCAGAAATAGAGAAGACAGCGCCGTGTTCAAAATGCGGCTGCGGAAGAATGGAGTTCGGGTCAAGTCTGCAACTGAAACGATTTCCGAGAACCCCGAAGGTATCATCTTGGAGTCTGTACTTGAAGGTATTGCCGAATACTATTCCGCAGACCTCAGCCAGAAGATTACCCGTGGTCTGAGAGAGTCAGCTATGAAGGGTCATTCTGTTGGTGGTCATGTCCCCTTGGGGTACAAAATCGAAGATCATAAACTCGTCATAAACCCGGCAACTGCCCATATTGTTCAAGAAGCATTTCAACTCTACGCCAACGGCGAGAGTATGGCTGAGATTTGCCGTATCTTCAATAACAAGGGCTACCGTACCGCCAAGAACTCAGAGTTCAACCGAAGCAGTTTCAAATCCATGTTCAAGAATGTGCGGTATATTGGAACATATATCTACAAGGATATAGAGAAGGAAAATGCTATTCCCGCCATCATCGACAAAGACCTCTTTGAAACGGTACAACGGCGGCTTTCCCTGACCGCTGACGCACCCGCAAGGGGTAAGGCTAAGGTAGATTACCTTCTGTCGGGAAAGCTGTTCTGCGGGCATTGTGGAGCCGCTATGAACGGTGACAGTGGCACAGGCAGACACGGCGAGACTCACAATTACTACAAGTGTTTCTCTCGGAAGAAACATAAGAACTGTAACAAGAAGCCATTGAAGAAAGATTTCATTGAACGTATTGTCGCACAGGACGCTATGGCGCTGCTTACCAACGATGTGATTGAGGAACTGGCCGACATGGCTATGTCGCAGGCGGACAGAGACTTAAAGGAAAACACTCGTATTCCTGAACTATCTACCAGACTCACCGAGGTCGAGCAAGGTATCAACAACATCACCAAGGCCGTTGAAAAAGGAATTGCGTCTGACGCTCTCCTGAACCGCCTGACCGAGTTAGAAAAAGAAAAGAAAGACCTGACCTCTCAGCTTCGGGAAGAAGAAAAATACATCTACCGAATTGACAGAGATCAGGTGGTATTCTGGCTGACGAAGTTCCAAGGAGGCGATATAGAGGACGAGGATTGCAGGCGGCGTATCATCGACCTTCTGGTAAACTCCGTGACAGTATGGGACGAACCTGACGGATATAAAATCACCACCGCATACAACCTCACTTCCTGCAAAACCAAGACTTTCCGGGTCAGCAACAACGCTGACTCTCCTTCCGGGGAAGGGTTCGGATTTGGGGAGCTATCGTCCACCATGAAAGCAGACTTGTTTAGGCAGGTCTGCTTTTCTTATGCCTTGATGCAGACATTTGTTCTCTCGTTTGCGCCGCCGCTGCACGCGGCCTGTAACTGCTGGAATTGCTCAAAGGATACATTGAACTCAACCTCCAGCGTGTAGTCACGATAGACATGGATGGACTTGATGAACTGCGATACGATCATTTTCTTAGCCGCGAAGTTGCAGTTATCATAAAGGTCTGCCCATGTTTTCAGCTTGTCATATTCCTGCTGTTCTGTCTCCATGTCTGCGGTACGGCTCTCAAGTTCCTGCCGTGCCGCTTCCGCTGTCTGTGGCAGAGCTTCTACGTCGGTCTGCGTTTTGTCGATCAACTCGTTCAGCAGGTCAACATTCAACCGGCTCTCCCCGCGAATGACCTTGATGATTTCTTTTTGGTAATCCTCCAACTCGCGGCGTTTCTCGCTCAACTGCATTTCAGCCATATTGCACCTTGCCCGCGCCAGTTCCACGGCCTTTTCGTGCTGCTGGGCGATCACATCATCCTGTGAGGCCATCTTGATTTGCGCGAACTGATGGCGGATGATTTTCTCCACGATACCGTCCAGCTTTGTAACACCATAGCCGGATTGTCCGTCACACTCGCCGGGGTGTCGCAGGTTGTAGTGGCACTGATAGCGGCAGCGTATCTCGCGCCGAACTGTACCATCCTTTTGAATGGCCTTGCGCCCGCTGGTGGCCAGCGTCAGGCGGTTTCCGCAGTGTCCGCAGAAAATGTTGCCCACCAATAGGGACTGCCCTTTCATGTTCAACGGCGTGTCTGCGTGATGGGTAGCCCGCGCCGCCATCAACTGTTGGGCGGCGTCAAACGTATCCTGGTCGATGATTTGCAGTTCGGGTATACGCTCCGATGTAGCATCGCCATTGTGGAGTTGGCCGACATAGATGGGATTTTTGATGATACGATTGATGGTGGTGTTGGGAAAATTCCTTCCATCGGCCTTGCGGATACCCAGCTCGGTCAGATAGCGGCACAGACGTTGTGCGCCGTAGCCTTCGTGAACGTATTTATAGAAAATCAGCTGAACGATCTTTGCGGCATCATCGTCAACGGTGAGGTCGCAGACCTCTCTGTTGCGCTTGTTGATACGACCACGCTTTTCCAAACGATAGCCGTATGGGATAGAGCCGCCGGTGAACAGGCCGTCTTGTGTCAGCTGTTCCATGCGGGTCTTGACGCGGACGGAGGTTTTTATGCTCTCACCCGATGCCTGCCAATAACGTATGTAGTTCAGCAGCTTGTCAACGTGGTTGTCAAACCGTTGTTGCCCCTCCACGGCACTCCAGACTTCAATACCGTTGCGGACAAACCATTCCACAACAAAGGGCGTTTCGTCGTCACGGCGGCCAAGGCGGTCAAACATATAGACCAGCAGGACATCAAATTTGCCCTGTACGGCGTCCCGCTGGATCTCCTGCACGGCATCGCGGTCTTTGGCAGATACCTTGTAGCCAGAAATGCCCTTTTCGTAGAACTCATTTTCAATATGCCATCCAGAATGGCAGTTTACAAATTCTCTGCAAAACTGCTTTTGCATGGGAATGTCATCTTTTTCCACCTGTCCCACGGTCGAAACGCGGTACAGGCAATATACTCGCTTTACGTTTTCCATGTTACATACACCTCATTTCCCCACCGGAAAATGGCGTGTAGTCTTGAACTTTTTGTTCTCTATTTATTTTTCAAGGTACACCTTACACCATTATTATCTCACACTTTCGCCGTCATTGCAAAAAATCGGCTGCGGCGAGCTTTGGAAGTTAAACAGGCTATTTTGCACAGCGCGTGCTGCCGCAGGGTCACTGCTTGCGGCATAGTGGAGGATAACGGTACACCCGTCAATAACGATCCACTGGGAGACAGGAGACACAGAATTGCCCTTGTCATTCATTGAAATTCCCCCCCTTTGTATTTCCTTGATATTCTTCAGCGGCGGAATGGGCGACAGCGGCAACTGTCTCATAGGTCACGGCCTCCCTCCATTCTGATGGCGGGGCGTTCTACGCGGTGAAGCATAGCCAACGCAAGTATCTTACCCCTCCGCAAGTCATGGCGGTGGCACTGCCACAGTGCCGCCATGTGACGATGGCGTTTCTCGCTCCCGCCCCTGTGGACGATCTTGGCGCACCTCTTACCGGCTCGTTGCTTCGGGAATGTACCCAAACAGCCCTATTCAGTTTTAGAATGGCATATAGCCGGACTGCTGCCAGCCCGTGAGAAGGCGCAGCACACTGTGCCCTCTCACGGATCAGCAACACTAATCCGTTTCAATTACCTCACCTTTGGGTAGGCGGGTCGGGTCAAATTTGTAGATGATCTGCAGCATTAGTTTGCTTTGCAGACGGCCTTTCAGCTCCATATCCACGGCCACGCGGTGGTTGCCGTACTCATCGGTCATGGTTCGCTGGGCGCACATGGTTATGTAGCTGTCGTAATTGCGTAGTACCTGCTCCATGGCGATAGGATCACCGGCCTTGGCTGCAAGAATGGTTTGGTAGGAAATCTTATTGTCCATACGAACCTCCCAACAGCTTTCTCAGCTTGGCCAGCGATGCCGCCCTGCGATGCTGCACCGTGTCCGGCTTGAGCCGCAGCAGCTGTCCGATCTGCGGGTCGCTCATGCCCGCAAAGTAGTACAGCAGCGCCACATCCCGCAGACGTACCGGTAGGACGGCGATAGCCTGTCCCAGCGCGGCGTTCTCTACCGTCAAGGTATAACCGCGGATGTGGAACTCCACCGTATCTTCGGGGATACGATCAACCATGGACAGCCGCGCCATCTCCACAGGTGTAAGTGCCGAAAACACTGTCTCGTTCTTTGCGTGGTACGCCAGCTCCCGTAGGGCATCGGTACGCTCGTTGCGGATGACCTGCTTGCAGAAGGAGTCAAAGGTCTGCTCCGTGTAGGCGTAAAAATCTGTGAGTTTCATAGTCGTTCTCCTGCTGTCTTTCGTTCTGATGTAGCTATCACGGACAGGAACGGCAAAACCCGAAATTTTCCCGAAAAGTAGCAGTAAAGTTACAAAAGGCTTTTGTGTTCGGCTTTTTTCGCAAAAGGGGGGGTGAAAAAAGGCGTCTCAAGTTGAGACGCTTTTCGACAAAAATACCCCCTGGGTGGCGTGGTTTGTGCGGTATATCCGCATGAGGTGCCATCCAGGGGGAAAATATTTTATTCAGTGCACATTAGTTAGAGGATAAATTTCAGCCCCGATGGAAGGCACGAAAACCGTCGTCCTGAAATCCGGTTGCGGAACGCTCCGGAGCGTCAGCT